AGAGATATAGGAGGATATATAATTGACAGAACTTAATATGTTATATTATTTATTAAGATTAAGTCAAGATGAAATGAAAACAACTCTTACAAATTTTGTCAAGGCTAATTTTAATAAAGAAGATTTAATTATCACTGATAGTTATATTTTTTGCAAAGGAAATTATCCTATATTATTAGTGGCTCATATGGACACAGTTTATGACCATAAATTTTATAGTTGTTATGGTAATGATTTTGCTCATAATCAATTTAAAAAGAAATTATTTTTTCGATAGTGTTGAAAAAGTAATATGGTCACCAGAAGGTCTCGGAGCTGATGACAGAGCAGGAATATTTATTATTATAAAATTATTATTAGCTGGTTTGCGCCCTTATATATTATTTACAACAGATGAAGAAATAGGTGGTAAAGGCGCAAAGCAGTTTACAGAAGATTTTAAAGACTCTTCGCTTGACAAACTTATAAAATTTATTGTAGAATTAGATAGAAAAGAAAAGAATGATGCAGTTTATTATGATTGTAATAACAAATTGTTTCAAAGATATATCAATTCTTTTGGTTTTATTCCTAAGTCTGGGACTTTTTCTGATATTTGTATTATATCTCCCACTTTAAATATTGCAGGTGTTAATTTATCTGTGGGTTATTATAATGAACACTGTCAAAATGAATATTTATCTTTATTGCAAAATGATAAAATATATGATATAATATATTATATGGTAAGAGAAAGTAAAAAATTAGAAAAAGGATTTAGTTATTTTACTGAAAATGACAACATGAAAAGATGTATGTGTTGTGGTTTATCTTTTCCTAAAACTCAAATGGAACAATTTCATAATAGTTTCTTATGTAAAGATTGTTTACCATTTTTTAAGCCATAATCTCAAGGAGGAATTATATGCCACTAATTAAAGAAGAGTATAAAGAGAATATTCTTCAAATAATTCAACGAAATTTTGATAATACTGAAAATGCTGAAAAATCTATTGAAGACATTCTTGATAAGTGGTCTAAAAATAAAGAAAAACTTTATCAACTCTTTGGCGGTCAAGAAATTATTTCTAATGATATTTTAGAATTGCGTAATGATGAAGAAGATGTTCAAAAGTCTTTTATTCTTTTTAAGAAGAATCTCTATAAATACTTTAATAACTTATACACATTGAATGTATTTAATAAGTTCTTGAATGAGGCAGTTACTTTAGAAGGTTTTAGGAATAATAAAGTTCTTGATAATTGGGAATACGAAGGAAGAATTGGAGAAATCAAAATTCTCAAAGGAATGAAATTTTCTAAAGCAATTAAATTTTTCTTTACTTCAACAGGAGCAAAGAATGAATTGCAGAATTATTATTCCACTTTTTCCCAGAAAATGTATTCTAAAAAGAAGGGTAGTATAAAATTATCTATTTGTCCTTATGATTATCTAAGTATTTCAGACAATGATAGAGGTTGGGATTCCTGTCATTCTATGTATGATGGTGATTATCGTATTGGTAATTTAAATTATATGGCTGATAAGGTAACTTTAGTTGCATATTATATTACAGAAGATGATAACTATAGTAGATTGAATGATGCTTTTGGTAGTATTATGAATTGGAATTCAAAAGTATGGAGAATGTTAATCCATATTGAACAGAAAGATGGTAAAATTTTTGTTCTTTATAATAAGCAATATCCTTATCATTCTTCTCAATTTTTAGCAGAAGTAGATAATATGATATTGAAATTATTTGAGAATAAAGATTTTACTCCTCTTAAAAGGTATGATGAAGAAAAGGAGCAAGATGTTTGTTATCAAACTCCTTATACTTGTCAATATAATGATACTAAACGACCTCAAACTTTTTATAGATTTTTCCCCAGTTGTTGTTCCTTAGAAAATTTTGACCATTTTATGGCAATAGGAGAACCAATCTTATGCCTACAATGTGGTAAAGAGATAGCTGTTGAAACAAAAGAAGGGACTTGTGATACTTGTACTGTGACAGATAATGTCTGCGGCATTTGTCATTTAGAATATGACATTGAAGACTTATATTATTTAGAGTCGGAAGGTATTTATATTTGTCCTGACTGTTTAGAAGAATTATATACTTATTGCAATGGGTGCGGCGAGTATATTCGTAAAGAGAAAATTAAGTATAAAAATGGCAAGGAATATTGTGAACATTGTTTTGAGGAAGAGGCTTAATCGTCTCTTCCTTGACTTTTAATAGAAAATATTGTATAATAAAATAAGGTAAGATACAAGATATGGGCAATTTGGTTCAATTAAGAAATCATTTTCTTCATTATAAATACGCCCCTAAAAACTAAATGAAGGAGAGATTATAATGGGTTATTCTGTTAGAAAAAAAGACGGCACATTAGAACCTTTTAATATTCAAAAGGTTATTACTGCTATCGGAAAATCTGCGGAACGAGTAATGGTCACTTTTACAGATGAAGATATTACTAAAATATGTAATATTGTTACAACTAAAGTACAAGATTTAAATATAGATGTTGTAGATATTTCAACCATGCATTTCATTGTAGAAAGTGCGTTGGAAGAAATAAAACCCGAAGTAGCTAAAAGTTATAGAGATTATCGCAATTACAAAGTTGATTTTGTACATATGTTAGATAGGGTATATCAGAACGGTCAGAAAATTCGCTATTTAGGTGATAAAAGTAATGCTAATACTGACAGTTCTCTGGTAAGTACTCAAAGAAGTTTAATTTATAGCGAGCTTAATTCAGAACTATATAAGAAATTCTTTTTAAATTCTGAGGAAAGACAGGCTATGAAAGATGGATATATTTATATCCATGATAGAAGTGCTCGTTTAGATACAATGAACTGTTGTCTATTTGATATGGCTTCTGTTGTAAAAGGCGGATTTGAAATGGGTAATGTTTGGTATAATGAGCCTAAAACATTAGATGTTGCTTTTGATGTTATGAGTGATGTCACTATGTCTGCCGCAGCTATGCAATATGGTGGTTTTACTATTCCAAGAGTAGACTCTGTATTGGCTCCTTATGCTGAAAAGTCTTACCAAAAATATTTACAAGAATTTTCTGATTTAATGAAAGATTATGGTTTGCCATGTTATGAAAAAGAAGCTGATGAATGGGCTACAAAAAAGGTTCGTAGAGATATGGAACAAGGATTCCAGTCTTGGGAGTATCGTTTTAATACAGTAGGTTCTTCTCGTGGAGATTATCCTTTTATTGCTATTTCTTTTGGTATTGATACTACCAAATGGGGATTAATGGCATCAGAAGTAGCATTAGAAGTTCGTAAAAATGGACAAGGCGCTGATGGGCATAAAAAGCCAGTTTTATTCCCAAAATTAACTTTCTTATATGATGAAAATTTACATGGAATTGGACAGCCATATGAGTGGTTATTTGACAAAGCAATAGAATGTAGTTCTAAGGCTATGTATCCAGACTATTTATCATTAACTGGCGAAGGTTATATTCCTTCTATGTATAAAAAGTATGGTAAAGTTGTAAGTCTGATGGGTTGCAGAGCATCTTTAAGTCCTTGGTATGAGCGCGGTGGTATGAAACCCGCAGATGAAAATGATACTCCTGTCTTTGAAGGTCGTTTTAATTTAGGCGCGATTTCTCTGCATTTACCTATGATTTTAGCAAAAGCAAGAGAAGAAGGAAAAGACTTTTATGAAGTTTTAGATTATTACTTGGAGTTAATTAGAAAACTCCATATTAAGACTTTTAATTTCTTAGCTGAAAAAAGAGCTTCTATTAATCCTTTAGCTTTTTGTGAAGGTGGTTTTTATAAAGGTCATTTAAAGCCTGATGAAAAAATCTTGGAAGTTATTAAACCAGCCACTATGTCCTTTGGTATTACTGCGTTAAATGAGTTAGAACAGCTTTATCATGGAAAATCTTTAGTTGAAGACGGTTCTTTTGCTCTTGAAGTAATGGAATATATTAATCAAAAGGTCAATAAGTTTAAAGAAGAAGATGGCATTTTATATGCTATTTATGGTACTCCTGCTGAATCTTTAGCTGGATTACAGGTTGAGCAATTTAGAAAGAAGTATGGTATTATCAAAAATGTTTCTGATAAACTATATGTAAGTAATTCTTTCCATTGCCATGTAACTGAAAATATTACCCCAGTTCAAAAGCAAGATTTAGAAAATAGATTCTGGAATCTATTTAATGGTGGCAAGATCCAATATGTTCGTTATCCTATTGATTATAACTTAGGTGCTTTTAAAACTTTAGTTCGTAGAGCAATGAAGTTAGGTTTCTATGAGGGTATCAATCTATCCTTGTCTTATTGTGAAGATTGCGGCTATGAGCAATTAGAAATGGATGAATGTCCTAAGTGTCATTCTAAGATGATTACTAAAATTGATAGAATGAATGGATATTTAGGTTATACAAGAGTCCATGGAGATACTCGTTACAATGCTTCTAAGAATGCTGAAATTGCTGATAGAGTAAGTATGTAATGGATAATTTTATAAAATCTATTTATGCTGGTTTTATGATTGGGATAGGTGGTATTATCTACCTATCCCTGGATAATCCAATTATAGCCGCATTTTTATTTTCTTTTGGACTTTTAACTATAATAATTCAACAATTTAACCTTTTTACAGGGAAAATTGGTTTTGTAAAAACAAAAGAACAGTTAAAAACTATTCCTGTTATTATAATAGGAAACTTCATAGGCACTTTCCTCACAAGTGTTTTTGCAAAATTAGGAAATTTACCTATTTCCGCAGATATAATTTGCGCGAATAAGTTGAATAAAGATATTTTTTCTATTTTTATTTTAGCTATGTTCTGCGGCGTTATGATGTATCTTGCTGTTGATAATTATAATAAAACAAAAAATATAATCTTTATAATTTTACCAGTTGTAATTTTTATATTGTCAGGTTTTGAACACTCTATTGCTAATATGTTTTATTTTTCTTTAGCTGGAGTTTGGAGTGTTAAAGCTGTTGTTTATATTTTAATAATGATTTGCGGCAATGCGTTTGGTGCTTTAATCTTTAATTATATAAAGGAGAAAAGAAATGTTTAAGATTGATGAAAAGTTATCAGAGTTAATTACCAGAAAGTATGATAATACTGGTTTAGTTATTTCTATTGAGGAATGTTCTGAATTACAGAAGACAATTACTAAATATCTTCGTGGTAAAGGCGATTATGAAAATATTTGTGAAGAAATGGCAGATGTAATCATTTGTTTAGATTGGTTACAGCATATTTTGGATATTAAAGAAGAGGATATTCAGCATTGGATTGACTTTAAAACAGAACGCACTCTTAATAGAATTTCAGAAGGAGTGTTTAAATAATGAATTATTGCGACATTAAACATGATGATATGTTAAATGGAGATGGAATAAGAGTAACTCTCTTTGTTTCTGGTTGCAATCATTATTGTAAAAATTGTCAAAATTCACAGACCTGGGACCCGCATTATGGTATTCCTTTTAAAATGGAAGATTATATGGAAATTTGTAATGAACTACAAAAAGACTATATTTCAGGAATCACTTTAACTGGTGGTGACCCTTTATTCCCAGATAATAGAGAAGCAATAAAGTTATTGATAAATAATTTAAAAATTGCTTTTCCAGAAAAAACTATTTGGTTATACACAGGTTATTCTTTTGAAAAAATTAAAAATTTAGATTTTATTCAAAAGATAGATGTATTAGTCGATGGTGTTTTTGACGAAACAAAGAAAGATTTACAATTACATTGGGTTGGTTCTTCTAATCAAAGAGTTATTGATATAAAAAAGACTTTTGACACAGGAAGTATAGTCTTACATAAATGATTTCTTTCTTGCTTTCTTATATTTTTTATGATATAATATATATACAGTAAAAGATATAGGCAAAATAAGAAAGTGGTGATTTTATTTGCGTACTAAAAATTTCACTATTAGTGATTTTTATTGTACTAAATGTGGTCATAAGGGTGTGCCGATTCCACGTCGAGATAGCCGAATTAGAGAAAAGGGACACTTAAAAAGACTGTACTGCATTTATTGTAAGAAAGTAGTTAATCATGTCGAAATTCGAGCGTGTGATACTTATTCTTACGAAGATTTTAAGAAGGATTTTGAAGCTGGAAAATTCAAGGAGGATATTATTGATGAAAAAGTTTGATTTTTATAATGATAATACTAAGGAAGCAATGTTTAAGATTATTGATAAGGGCAAGGTCTTTATTGGTAAGGCTAAGGCGCATCCCGAAGACGCAGAAATTGCAGGTCGACTGACTGGTATTACTATTGCAGAATTCCGTGCTCGTATCAAGAGAGAGGATAGTAAGTGCCGTGAAAGTAAGAGAAAGGTTGAGCAGCTAAAGAAGGAGCTCGCAGAAGCTGAGCGCGATGTAGAGTTTTATGCTAATCGCAAGTCTTGTCTGGAAACTGATTTGAAGGCTTATCTTACTCACAAAGCTACTTTCCAGCGTCGTTATAAGAATATGAAAAATCGTAGAAAGGTAATTAAGAAGTAATATGGAAGTTAAATTAGTTTCTTATACTTTTAATCCAGTAGAAAAGATAGAGATTGCGGCAAGTACCTGTTATGATAGTAAGCCAACAAAGGGTGCTATTATGCGTCATTGTTATAAGAGCGGGCATCATTCTGTGCTTGAGTTTGCTGATTTTCATTTTAAGATTTCTGGCGTTAGTCGTGCTTTAACTCATCAGTTGGTGCGACATCGTATGGCTTCTTTTGCTCAGCGTTCTCAGCGCTATTGTGAAGAAGATGGATTTAATTTTGTAATTCCTCCTACTATTCAGAATAATCCAGAAGCATTAAATGTTTTTAATGATGTTATTAATGTTATTAAAGATGGTTATGGACATTTGTTAGAAATGGGTATTCCTGCGGAAGATGCTCGTTTTCTACTTCCTAACGCTTGTGCTTCTGAAATTAATGTTAAGATGAATTTAAGAGAGTTAATTCATTTTATGAATGAGCGTTTATGTACTTGCGCTCAATGGGAAATTCGTAATTTAGCTAAAATGATGCGAGATGAGGTACTCAAGGTTTGTCCAGAGTTGGAAGATATGCTTGTACCTAAATGTGAAAAGAATAAGCCTTTCTGTTTCTGTACTGAAACAAAGAAGCGTTCTTGTCATCGACATCCTACTGTAAGTGAAATTATGGAGTATTTAGAAGACTATACAAATTCTAATTAACAAAAGAAAGGGTAATGAATATATTTATTCATTACCCTTTTTGACATTTAATTAAAAATATGTTATAATAATATTAGTAAAGGAGGAATAAAGATAATGTCTTATGGTATTGAACAAATTCAAACCTTAGAAGGTATTGAAGCAATCAGAAAAAGACCCGGAATGTATATTGGTTCTGTAGGTCTCGATGGCCTCCATCATATTAATCTTGAGATTATTTCTAATGCTATTGATGAATATCTCGAAGGAACTTGTAATAAGATTGTAATTTCTGTTTCTAATGATGATGTTGTAAATATTAAAGATAATGGTCGAGGTGTTCCTTTCGGTAAAAAGAAAGATGGCACTGAAACTTTGGAGAATATTTTTACAAAACTTCATACAGGAGCAAAGTTTAGTTCTGATGGTTCCACTGGTTATAACTCAAGTGGTGGTATGAATGGTGTTGGCTCTAAGGCAACAAATGCTCTGTCTGACTTTTTTATTGTTACTTCTGTAAGAGATGGTAAAAAAGCTCGTATGGAATTTAAAAAGGGACATAGAACTATGTTTTCTATTGATTCTGAAAAAGATGCAGAGCATGGAACCACTATTGAATATAAAGCTGATGCAACTATTTTTAAAGAGGGAATTACTCTTGATAAAGATAGATTAATAAAACAGTTAAAAGAATTTTCTTTTTTGTGTCCCGGTCTAATTATTGAACTGAATTATAAAAATAATGAGCCTATCATTTTCCAGACAAAAGATGGTATGGTTGATTATATTAAATCTTTATGTCCAGAAGAGAAGCGTTTAACTTCTATCTTTAGTACCAAGAGTGAAGAAGATAGATATTGTGTTTCTTTGGCTTTATGTTATAGTGCTAACTATTCAGAAACAACTAAGTTATATACCAATAATATTCCTAATACCAGTGGTACTCATTTGACTGGTTTTAGAGCTGCGATGACACGAACTGTTAATGATATGGCTCGTGAAATGAAGTTGTTAAAGGATAAAGATGGTAATTTAACTGGTGATGATTTAAAAGAAGGTTTAGTTCTTGCTTTGTCTTTGAAAATGCCTGACCCCATTTTTAATGGACAAACTAAAGATGTATTAACTTCTGCGGAAGGTCGTACAATAGTAGAAAAGTTAGTAGGTAAAGAAATCAGAAAATGGTTTACTCAAAATCCTACTGAATTAAAAACTATTGTCAATAAAGCTATCACAAGCAAAAAAGCAAGAGAAGCAGCTAAAAAAGCAAGAGATGTAATAAGAGAAAAGAATAAGAGTGTTCTTCCTTCTGCTTTTAAAGGCAAGTTAGTAGATTGTATCAGTAAAGACCCAGATGAAACTGAATTGTTTTTAGTCGAGGGTGAATCTGCTGGCGGTGGTGCTAAACAAGGTCGAGATAGACAGACTCAAGCAGTCCTGCCATTACAGGGTAAAGTTCTTAATTCTGAAAAGACTGATATTACTAAGCTGTTAGCCAATAAAGAAATCAAATCTTTAATTCGTGCTATTGGTGCGGGCTTTGGAAATGATTTTGATATAAATAAAGTTCGTTATAAGAAGATTATTATTATGGCAGATGCTGATGTCGATGGTTCTCACATTCGTGTTTTGTTAATGACTTTCTTCTTTAAGTATATGCGTCCTTTGATTGAGCATGGATATGTTTATTTAGCTATGGCTCCATTATATAAAGTTGAAAAAGGAACTAAAATTGAATATTTGTTAGATGATTCTCAGCTTGCGGAATACAAGCGCACACATCAAGGTCAGAAATATGAGGTAACTTATATGAAGGGTCTTGGTGAGATGGATAAGATGGAATTAAAAGAAACTACTATGAATATTGAGAATCGTCGTTTGAAGCAAATGACTTTAGACGATGCAGATAAGATGGCTCGAATTTTCAATAAACTCATGGGTTCTTCTGTCGCTCCTCGAAAGGAATTTATCGAACAAAATGCTCATAGAGCTAATGTTGATATTTAATGGAGGTAAACTAATATGTCTGTAGTAGTTGCAGTAAGAGATGAGGATAAGATTTGGTTAGCAACTGATAGTCAGGTAACAGCAGGCTGGACTAAGAGCCTGTTGTTATCTCAACACTCTTTTAAGATTTTTAAGGGCAGAAATAAAGTAAACATTGGTGGAGTTGGTTCTTTAAGAGATTTGAATATCATTTCTACCTCTGATGTAGATTTTATTTCTGAAAATGATATTTTAAAGAATAATGTCAACTTTAAGAATATGGTAAGAGAAACCGTCCCTAAGTTCTTTGCAGAACTGCAAAAATTTAATCGTGTTCATTCAGACCACGGAATGTTGTTCATGGAATCTTCTTTTATCATTGCTCATGGAGATTCTTGCTACGCAATCTCTTCTGATGGTTGTGTCCAAGAGTTGTATGATATGTTTGCAATAGGATCTGGCGCAGAAATGGCAGAAAGTGCTTATACTATTTTAAGAGATGTAGAGTTATCTCCAAAGGATAAAGCTATTCGCGCAGTCATGTCTTCTTGTGAGAGAGATATTTTTGTTGATTATCCTATTGTAATCACTAATACTTTAATGGATAATTTTGAGGTTTTTGATGGTCAAAACCTTTATGAAATTCATGATGGTATTATTGAAGATACACCCGATGATTTAGAAGAAGCAACAGAAGAAGATAAAGAAGATGTAAAAAAATCTCCAGAAGGAGAGCAAGCTATTAAATCTTAAAGAAAGGAGTAATTATTGATGACTATTCAATTATATACTGATGGCTCTTGTTCTAAGAATGGAAGCAAAGAAAATTTTGGCGGTTACGCAGTTATATTGACAATTAATAATAAAAGTGTTAAAATATATAAGGAAAGTAAAAGTAATACTACTAATAATGAAATGGAAATGATGGCGGTATTACAAGCTATTAAAATCGCCAAGATTTTAACTAAAACAAATAAAAGAGAAATCGAAATTTTTAGTGACTCTGCTTATGTAGTTAATACTGTAAATACTTGGATGAACTCTTGGGCGGCGAATAATTGGATTAAAAAAAGCGATAAAAAGCCACCTGAGAATTTAGAAATTATTAAAGAAATTTATTCTTTAATGCAATTTGAAAGATGTATTAAAGTAAAGAAAATCAAAGGTCATTTTGGAGAAGAGTTTAATGAACTTGCCGACCAAATGGCTAAAGAAGCTACAAGAGAAGCAGAACAGAAATATTTAGAAGGGAGAAGTAATTAAATGTCACAAGTGATTGAAAACATATTCCCAACTAATATGTCTGAAGAAGTAGAGCAATCTTTCTTGGATTATGCTGTATCAGTTATTACAGATAGAGCATTACCTGATGTAAGAGATGGATTAAAACCGGTTCATAGACGCATTATTTATGCGGCTTATGACCAGGGGTTGCTGTCTAATAAGAAATATACCAAAAGTGCTGGTATTGTAGGCGAAGTACTAAAGAAGTATCATCCTCATGGTGATACTTCTGTATATGATTCTCTTGTTCGTCTTGCTCAAGACTTCTCTATGAGATATTGTTTAATTGATGGACATGGTAACTTTGGTTCTATTGATGGTGACCCTCCGGCTCATTATCGTTATACAGAAGCAAAAATGACCAAGTTCGCAGAAGAAATGGTTCGAGATATAAAAAAGAATACGGTAGATTTTATACCTAACTTTTCTGAGGAATATACCGAGCCAGAAGTTCTTCCTGCGCGAGTGCCTAATCTTCTTTTAAATGGTACTACTGGTATTGCGGTAGGTATGGCTTGTTCTTTTGCTCCTCATAATCTGACTGATGTTGAAAAAGCAATAGAAGCATATGTAGCAAATCCAGATATTACTAATGAAGAGTTAGTAGAAATTATTAAAGGACCAGACTTTCCGACTGGCGGTATTGTTATCAATAAAGATGAGTTAGTCGAAGGATATAAAACTGGTCGAGGAAGAATTAGAATTCGTGGTCGTTACGAAATTCAAACTCGAAAGAAAAGAAATCTTATTGTCTTTACAGAAATTCCTTATATGACAAAAAAGGAAAAAATTCTGGAAGACATTGTAAAGTTGTGCGAGAATAAAGAAATTGAAGGAATTGCTGATGCAAGAGATGAAAGTGATCATCGAAATGCGTTAGTTATTGAAGTAGCGAATGGATATGACCCCGAAGATATTGTTAGAGTTTTATTTGCTAAGACTCAATTAGAGAATACTTATTCTCTAAATCATACCTGTTTGGTTAATGGTTCTCCAAAAGTTCTTTCTCTGAAAGACTTAATTAAGTATTATGTAAATTTCCAGTATGAAGTCATTACTCGTCGTACTGAATTTGATTTAGCTAAAATTCTTTCAAGACTAAATGTTATTACTGGTTATATAATTGCATTAGCTAATATTGATAATGTGATTAAAGTTATTAAGGAAAGTAATACAAAAGAAGAAGCAAAAACTTCTTTAATGGCAGGATTTGAGTTAAATGAAGAACAAGCAACAGCAGTTCTAAAAATGGAACTATATCGTTTAACTAAACTGCAAATTGATGAATTAAAAGAAGAAGAAGCTGAATTAACAAAAAAGAGAAATGAACTTGAAAGAATCTTGAATAATTCAGAGGAACTTAATAAAGTGTTCATTTCTGAACTCGCAGAAGAAAGTCGTAAATTTGCAAGTCCTCGCCGCACAGATATTACACAAGTCAATGTTGTAAAAGATAAGAAAACTAAAGTTGAATTTATTCCTAAGCCTATTACAATAGGCATTGATGAAGATTATACTATCAAGATTATTGAGAATGTAAAATCTTTTAAGACTAAAAAGAATAAAGAAAACTATCAGTATATTCTTTCAACTACAACTGCGGATTCTTTGACTATCTTTGCTAATGATGGTAAGGTTTATCGAATTCCTTTGTGTGATATTAAAAATGATACTAATATTATTTCTGCTCTTGATTTACAAGATGTAAAAATTGTAGATATTTTGACCAATACTACTAAGCATTTTGTATTATTCTTAACTAAGAATGGCTTTATTAAGAAAAGTAATCTGGAAGAGTATAAGAATATCAAGAGAAATGGAACTATTGGTATTAAACTGCGGGAAGGCGATGAAGTTCAGAAGATCTGTTTTGTTGACAATGAGCCTGTAATCATTATTAATAATAGAGGTCTGACTATAAAAATTACTACTCAAGATATTGCACCTACTGGTAGAAATACTATGGGTGTTGCTGGTATGAAATTGAAAGAAAATGATTATGCTGTATCTATGACACCGATTTGTGGTGATAAGAAGTATATTCTAACCATTACAAAGAATGGTTTTGCCAAGAAAACTGAGGAAAAGGAATATAATTTCCAAGGTAGAAATGGAGTCGGTGCGATAGGTTGTAAAATAGCAGATAATGATACTGCATTAAGTATTTTGTCTGTTAATGAAAATGATACCATAATCATTTATAGTCAAAATAGCTTAATTAAGATTCCTTGTAGTGATGTCCCAACTGTAAACAAGATTGCTCAAGGCAATCATGTTGCAAAATATGGTAATGTAAATAATATCAACATAATATAAACAAACAATTTTTATAGTATTTGAAATTAAAGTAAGTATCTAATACCAAGTCCTAAGAAGATTTTTCTTCTTAGGACGACAAATAAAGGAGAATGAAATAATGAAAAATACTATTAAAAAAATGATTGCGATGATTATGGCTGCTACTATGTCTTGTTTTATGATTGCTCCTGTGTTCTTAGGACACGCTGGTGCTGTTGAAGAACTGGAACAGGAAAAAATCACCAAAAAAGCATATGTTCTTGAAACTGTTAATGTTGAAGAAAGTTTAAATGGCTTAAATTTAGAAGCGCAAGTAGTTAGCCTTACTAATGCTAAAACTGCCGCACATGAGTTGGCAGAAAATGCTCGTAAATTAGGTTTTGCAGAAGACCATGAAATTATTCAAGCAGCTAAGACTGTTTGGAATGATGCTAATGAGCTTTGGAAAGTAAAATCCGTAGAATTAGAAAAGCAAAAGGCTGCGGAATTAGCAAAGAAGAAAGCATTAGAAGAACAAAAGCGTAAAGAAGAAGAGAAAAATAGAAGAATTAGTCTTGGTACTTTTAAATTAACTGCTTATTGTCCTTGTAGTCAGTGTTGTGGTCCATGGGCCAACGGTATTACTGCTACTGGTGTAACCGCAAGAGCAAATCACACTATTGCAGTTGACCCCAGAGTTATACCTTATGGTTCTACAGTTTATATCGAAGGCTTAGGAACCTTTGTTGCTGAGGATTGCGGCGGTGCGATTAAAGGTAATAGAATAGATGTATTTTATAATACTCATTCAGAAGCATTAAATTCTGGAGTAACAGAATTAAATCCGAGAGTATATCTAATTAAATAAAAACTAATTCAACTAATTTTCAATGCTATAAATTTTGTTAGTCTTTTTATTAAGGAGTATATTATGTATTCACGAGAAGAAGTCGATAAGTTCTATCCTGGCGCTCCAATTTATGAAGCTATGGAAGTTTGGAGTTTGCCAAAGACAAAGCAAGATAAAATCGTAGAGGTCTGTGAAAGCGGAGATTATTTTGCAGAGTTGAAGAAAGATGGAAACTGGTATGAATTTTCTAAAAGTACAGATGGAAGCAATTATCTTTTTAGTAGAGGCGTAAGCACTAAAACTGGTTTACCGGTAGAGTGCATTAAAAATGTACCTCATATTGAAGAGGCTCTGAATTGTCTTCCTAACGATACTGTTGTTATAGGAGAAATTTATTATCCAGGTAAGACTACTAATGAAGTAAGAACTATTATGGGTTGTCTGCCTAAAAAGGCGGTAGAGAGACAAAAGGAAAAGGGAAAAATTCATTTTTATCTACATGATATTATTCGTTACGAAGGAGAAGATTTAACTTCTCTTGGGGCTTATGCTCGTTATCAAAAGTTGGCAGAAATTTGTAATTCTTTCGGTTTTTTAAATGAGTATATTGAATTAGCTGCTATTGTTGAAGAAAATATTTATGATTTTTTATGTACAGCTTTAGCCAATGGTGAAGAGGGAGGAGTATTGAAATTAAAGACTGCTCCATATACCGAAGGTAAGCGTCCTGCTTGGGATATGATTAAATGGAAAGAGCATGATACTGTTGATGTCGTATGTATTGGTTTTGAAGATGCTACTAAAATGTACGATGGGAAAAATGAAGACAGTTGGGATTATTGGATTATTGAAGAAGATATCAATTATCCGAACGGAGAATATCAACTTTATAAAAAGTGTGATGTGGGCAAAAGAGAAACAATTAGAGGTATCAATTTTAGAACTATTCCTGTAACTAAGCCATATTATTATGGTTGGAAAACAGCTATGCGGATTGGTGTCTATAAAGATGGTACTTTAATTGAGATTGGTACAGTTTCATCTGGTCTTAATGATGAACTACGTGCAGCTTTTGCTACAAAGCCACAGGATTATATCAATAGAGTAGTAAAAGTAGATTGTATGCGGAAGACCGCAGACGCCCTACGGCACCCTCGTTTTATTGAGTTTCGTGATGATAAAGACGCTAAGTCTTGTACTTTTGAAGCGACATTTGGTTAATTTATTGACACTTTAAAAAAAATAGTTTATAATATATTCAGAGATAAGAAATAAAATCTCTGGAAATAAAAATGAAATCTTTAATTGACATTGATGAAAAAATAGTTTATAATAATTAAGGTAATTAAAGATTTCAAAAATATTATAAATTGTTTTGACAGTTTAGAAAAAATAGTTTATAATATATATGTAATCAAGATAAAGAAAAAAAATAAGTTCTTTATCAAATCAAAAAAAAATAAATTATAATTTTTAGGAGGATTTTTATTATGGCTGCTATGTCTGAGAATGCAAAGAAGGTTCTGGCTTATCTGAAGGGTGTTAATGGTGAGAATGTCACTGTTCACGATGTTAGCGATGCACTGGGTCTACCTGTTAATTCTATTACCGGTACTTTTAACTCTTTCGTAAAGAAGGGTCTGGGTGTCCGTGAGGCTGCTGAGATTGAGATTGAGGATGGTACTCACAAGCAGGTTAAGTTCCTGAAGCTGACCGATGCTGGTATGGCTTACGACCCCGCTGCTGCTGAAGCCGCTGAGTAATACAATGGGACTTGAATAAAATTATTCAAGTCCCTTCTTTTCTCTTATTTTGACAAGTATTAAAAAATATGATATAATTATTATAGAGAAAAAGAGAAATAATAATTATTAAAAGGAGATATTATTCAATGACAAAAAAGCAAAGTTTTATTGCGATGGTCGAACACTTACTCCAGTATCCGATTGAAAAGACAGATGATTTCAACTATGAAGACGCTATGATTTATTTTGAAAGTCTAAAGGCTTCAAAAGAAAAGGAAAAGGTAGCTTTTACAGAGAACGGTAAGAAGATTCTTGTTTATATGCAGGAACAGAAAGATAATGTTAATAATCTGTTTAAAGCAAAAGAAATTGCTGAGGGATTGTTTATTAGTTCTCGTTCTGTAAGTGGTGCAATGCGTAAACTTGTTACTGATGGTTATGTAGAGAAGATTGGAGAAACTCCTGCAAGTTATTCTCTTACTGACATCGGAGTAAATGTAACTTTTTCTGATTAATCATTTTATTTAAATTGATTATGTGAGTTTTAAGTAAGTAGAAAAAAAAGAAAAATATTTAATTTTAAGGAGAAATTTTATATGAAGAAAATGGTTAATAAGTCTCACATCGAAGGACTGCTTTATGAGTGCGCTCTGGAAGAGCGAGTAGCTGGCGAAAATGCCGCAAATCCTGGTGCTAAGTATATTAGTGGTAAGATTAGTGTACAGGTTGATGAAGATAATGTTGTTTCTATTGATATTTTCGAGAGCGAGATTACAAAGAAGAAGACTGCAAACCAGAAGTATCCTACTCTCAAGACTCTGATGGCTGCTCCTTCTGTAACCAACAACACTACTAATATGGCTACTAAGGTTCGTATTGATTCTGCTCTGTCTTTGAATGATTGGTATCGTCCTGATGGTGAACTGGTAAGTTCTATTCGTAACTTCAATGGTTTCACCCATATTGTTTCTGATAAGATTAATCCTTCTGCTACTTTTGAGGTAGATATGCTGATTGTTTCTACTACTGACGAAATGCAGAAGAATGCAGACGGTGATATGGAGCCTACTGGTTCTCTTATCCTGAATGGTTACATCTTCGATTATGCTGGTAAGATTCTTCCTGTAAAGCTACTGGTTGAAAATAAGGAAGGCGTAAAGTATTTCCGTGACCTTGAGAATAACACTTTCACCAGAGTTTGGGGTAACATGATTACTCAGACTACTACAACTACTCAGGTTGAAAAGTCTGCGTTCGGTGCCGATAAGGTTGTTGAGTACACCAATACTCGTAAGAAGTATGTTGTGACTGGTGTTGCCGCAGAACCTTATGATTTTGGCGACGAAGCTGTTCTGAGTGTTGCTGAGGTTAAGGAAGCTCTGGCAAATCGAGAGATTTATCTGGCTGATTTGAAGACCAGAACTGAGCAGGCTCGTAAGAAGTCTTCTGGTAATGCTGGTGCTTCTGCTCCTATTGCTAAGAACAATGCTGCTGGTGCGAAGTTTGATTTTTAATCAAACTTCCCCAATAGTATAAATTAACAATAAGGAGGAAAAATAATGAGTCTTTTAGATTTACAGCCCCATAAGGTTTCTCGTGACCTTCGTGGTTATAGTGTTTTGTTCTATGGTGAGCCTAAGAGTGGTAAGACCACAATAGCAAGTAAGTTCCCTCGTGCTTTGCTTTTTGCTTTTGAGAAAGGTTATTCTGCTCTGCCTGGTGTTTTCGCTCAGCCCATTAATAACTGGTCTGAATTCCTAAAGTTTCTGCGTGAGTTGAAACAAGAGGAAGTTAAGGAAAAGTTTGAAACCATTGTTATTGATACTGCGGATATTGCTTATGACTATTGCGAACAGTATATCTGTAATATCGAAGGCGTTGATTCCATCAATAAGGTTCCTTTCGGTCAAGGTTTTACCAAAGCAGGTAAGGAATTTGATGCCAAACTGCGCCAGATTGTTCAGCTTGGTTATGGTTTAGTTATCATTTCTCACGCGCAGGATAAGACTTTCCAGAACGAAGATGGAACAGAATACAATCGTATTGTTCCTACTCTTGGTAATAAGCCTCGTATTATTTGTACTCGTATGTGCGATATTATTGGATATTCAAGACAGATTGATACAGAAGCAGGCTTAAAGACTTTCTTGTTTATGCGCGGAACACCTCGTTTCGAAGCTGGTTCTCGTTTCAAGTATACCCCTGACCGCATTGAGTTTACTTATCAGAATTTAGTTGACGCTATTGCTGATGCTATTGATAAGCAGGCAGAAGAGGACGGAAGTGAGTATGTAACCAATGACAGAGAAAATGTTCATATGGATACTACTTCTGAACTTGATTTTGATAAGTTGATGGAAGAGTTCCAGTCAATTACTTCTAAGATGGTAGCTAAGGATTCTGAATATTACGCTCCTCGTATTACAGAAATTGTTGAGCGTCATCTTGGTAAGGGAAAGAAAGTTTCAGAGTGTTCTCGTGACCAGGTAATGCTGATTGATATTATTGTTTCTGAACTGAAAGATGTTCAGTAAATAAGATATAAATTAAGAAGACTGCTTGAAAGAGCGGTCTTCTTTTTTGACTTTTATCAAAAAATATGATATAATTATTTATAGGAGGAGATTAAGATGGCTACAAGTGTGCGAAGAAAAGTAAAATGTCCCGGTTGTGGCGTCTATTTTTATAGAGATGAAGAAGAAAACATCTTAATCAAAAATAGATATTGGCATAAAATATGTTATCAACAGTATCAAATAAAGAATGAAAAATCAGCACAAGCAATAATTGAATTAGATAATTACATTTGTAAATTATTTGGTTTAGATTATGTTAATGCAAGAATAAAGAAACAAATAAAAGATTATGTTGAGAAATATCATTATTCTTATTCTGGTATTTTAAAGACTTTACAATATTTCTTTGAGATAAAGAAAAACCCAATAGAAAAAGCAAATGGCGGCATTGGTATAGTTCCATATGTTTATGATGATGCTAAGAAGTATTTTGAAACAATTTTCTATGCTCAACAATTAAATAAAGATAAAGATATTGATTCGTTTATTTTAAATGAAAAAGAAATTAAAATCCTCTCGCCGCAATCCAAAAGAAAGAATATAAAAATAGTAGACTTAAATTTATTAGAGGGAGGACTTGACACCATTGAATAACAATTTATTCATAGATAAGCGTAGTATTATGCAAGTGCTTGGTTGTCTAATAAATTATCCTAATATTTTCGACCGCACAGATAAATATTGTCTAAATGTAGATGATTTTGCGGAAGATTTTCATAAGATAGTTTTTAGTGCGGTTAATAATTTAAAGGCGCAAGGTTTAAAGAAGATTGAAGTGTTGGATATTGATAATTTCTTATCAAGTAGACCAACTTTATATAAGATTTATAATAACAATAAGGGCGCAGAATATGTCAATGAAATTATGAAAATAGCTGACGCTTCTAAATTTGATTATTATTATAATCGTATGAAAAAGATGACTTTATTAAGGGTTTATATGAATTATGGAGTAGATGTAACTTGGTTATATAATCCTTCTACTCTTGATATTAAACTGCAACAATCTCAAGAGGATTGGTTAGATAGCACCGATATAAGTGTTATTGCTGACACTATTGATAAAAGAATAGATGAAATAAAGAGTCAGTATTTAAATTCAATTAGTAATAATATTGGTGTCCAAGCAGGACAAAATATTTTTGAATTGATTGATAATTTAAAGAAAACTCCTGAAGTCGGTATTCCTATGTATGGACCTCTTATCAATACGATTACAAGAGGAGCGAGATTAAAGAAATTTTATTTAAGGTCCGCGCCTTCTGGTGTTGGTAAATCTCGTATGGGTGTTGCTGATATTTGCAATTTTGGTTGTAATGAAATATATGACTTGTTTATGGGAGGTTGGGTAAAAAATGGAACTTCTGAACCGTCATTATTTATTACAACAGAACAAGAAGTAGATGAAATTCAAACTATGATGTTGGCTTTTCTTTCTGCTGTTCCAGAAGATAATATCTTAAATGGACAATATGCAGAGGGAGAAGAAGATAGAGTGCGGAAAGCCGCAGGTATTATTTCAAAAAGCCCTATTTGGATTGAAGAATTGCCTGACTTTTGTTTAGATGATGTAGAGAACACAATCAGAAAGCACGTAATCGACCATGGAGTTAAATATGTTTGTTTCGATTATATTCATACTTCTTTAAAAATTTTAGAAGAAATTACTCGTAAAACTGGCGGAGTAAAACTAAGAGAAGATAATATTTTGTATATGTTAGCTATTAGATTAAAAGATTTATGTAATGAGTTAGGAATTTTTCTTATTTCCAGTACACAGTTAAATGGTGAATGGGAAGGAAAAAGAGACGGTAATCAGAATCTTTTAAGAGGTGCTAAGGCTATTGCAGATAAAGTAGACTTAGGCATGATAGCTTTACCAGTTACAGAAGATGATTTAAAATGTCTGGAAACTTTGTTAGCTGGTGGTTCTATTGTTACACCGAATATTGCTTTGCATATTTATAAGAATAGACGAGGTAAATATAAAAGTGTTAAATTGTGGTGTTCTGCGGATTTAGGTATTTGTAGAGTAACACCATTGTTTTTAACTGACAACAATTATCAACTTATTCCTATTGAGGATTACAAAATTGTTGTCGAAGAAGAAGAAAAGGAAGAACAGAAAATAACTTTTTAAGGAGTGATAATTATAGACGACCTGTATTTTGATAAAGATTTTATAAAAAATAATCTTAGTATTCATCAAATTGCGGATTTAGTCACTTCTTTTGGCGCGAATCCAATTTTTAAAAATGATGAAGTTTTGATGATGGAAACCATTTGTCATAATCAAATTGGAGAATCACATGGTCAAAAATTGTATTATTATGACAACACAAAGTTGTTTAAATGTTATACTGAGTGTGATACTACTTTTGATATTTTTGAATTGGTTTGCAAAGTTAAAAAGATACAAAACTATGAAGATTGGAGTTTGTATCGTGCAATTTGTTTTGTTGCAGGAACTTTTGGGTTTGCGCCAACTGCTGAAGCTAATGATGGTTTATTAGCAACAGCAGAAGATTTAAGAATATTAAATTACTACGACAATCTAAATAAAAATCGAGATGATATTATCTTTGATTATAAAGTTTATGATGAAAAGATATTAGATTGTCTACCTTTTATTCCTTCTATTGATTGGTTACGAGAAGGAATAACAATAGATACCATGAAAAGATATGGTATAAAGTATTATGGCACAGAACATAAAATAGTTATTCCTCATTATGATTATAAGAACAATCTCATAGGAATTAGAGGGCGTACTTTGGTTCGGGAAGAAGCAGAATTGTTTGGTAAATATATGCCTTTAAAAATAAATGGTGTGATGTATAATCACCCATTATCTTATAATTTATATGGATTGAATATGAATTTAGAAAATATACGAAGAGCTAAAAGAATTTTCTTATTTGAAGGCGAAAAGTCAGTTATGTTATATGATAGTTTTTTTGGAAAAGAAAATAATATAGCTGTCGCTACTTGCGGTCATTCAGTTACTTTGCCGCAAATCAACTTAATAAAAACTTTGTGCGACGTCGATGAAATTATTTTAGCCTATGATAAGCAGTTTCAAGAAATTGGTGATAAAGATTTTGAAAAAGATACTAAATTATTAACTAATTTAGCTAACAAAATGAATAATTATTGTGTAGTTAGTATTATGTTTGATAAATTTGGTAAATTGAATTTTAAAGATTCACCAATAGATAAAGGAAAAGATACTTTTGAATTTCTTTTTGCGAATAGAATAGTGCAAGGAGCGTAATATATGGAAGTTAAATTAATCAATGAAATAAATCCTAATTTTAATACAATAGAACAGATATTGTTTAATAGAGGAATTGCGATTGAGGATATGGAAGATTTTTTACATACTCCTGATGATGTAATTCACCCTTTTCAAGATTTAGATAATATTACAATAGCAAGAGACTGTTTCTTAAAACATTATCAAAAGAAAAGTAAGATTTTAATTCAAGTAGACTGTGATACCGATGGATATACTTCTGCGGCAGAATTATATAATTATCTACGAGCCAATTATCCAGAAGTAGATTTAGAATATCAAGTCCATGATGATAAAACTCATGGCTTAGAAATTACAGAGGATATTCTTAATAAGCGTTATAATTTGATTTTTATTCCCGATGCTGGCAGTGAACAATTTGAAGAGCATAAGAAACTTTATGATTTAGGGATTGATGTTATTGTTTTAGACCACCATAATTGTAGTTATGAAAGCAGTAATGCGATTGTGGTTAATAATCAATTATCTAAAAATTATCAGAATAAAGATTTGTCTGGCGTTGGAGTGGTCTGGCAGTTTTGTCGTTGTTTAGACGAAGATTATGAATTTAATCAGCATCAGGCGCCCGCGGAATTATTCTTAGATTTAGTTTCTCTTGGTCTAAATGCTGATATGATGGATATTAAGAATTTAGAAACTAAAAAGTTGATTGAATATGGACTGCGGCAGATTGAAGAACAGAATTCTTGGAATAATACTTTTTTAAATGGTTTAATCCATAAACAAACTTATTCTATGACTGGAGAACGAGTTTATCATGGACAAGAAATTACTCCAATGGGAATTCTTTTCTATATTGCTCCTTTAATTAACGCTGTAACGAGAGTAGGTACACATGAAGAAAGAGAAATTGTTTTTAAGGCTTTTTTGGAAGATGCCGTTGAACAAGAAGTTCCTTCTATTAAAAGGGGTCATAAGCCAGGAGATACAGAAACAATTCTTGAACAAGCCAAGCGCATTGTCACAAATGTTAAAAATAGACAGAAGAAACATAGAGATGAAGCCTTTATTGTCTTTGAAAAAAATATTACAGAAGATTATTTAAATACTCATTCTGTTATCTTCATTGATGCAAAAGGTGCTTTAGATAAAAATCTAAATGGATTAGTAGCTAACCAAATTATTGGTAAATATAATCGACCTGCTCTTGTAATGTCTAAATTTACAACAGAAGATGGGATTGTAAAATATGCGGGTTCCGCACGAGGAGTCGATGGTGATATTTGTCACGATTTTAGAAAGTTTATTTTAAATAGTGGCTTAGCGGAATATGCCCAAGGACATCCTAATGCTTTTGGTGTTTGTTTTACAGAAGAAAATTTAAAAACATTCTTAGAATATGCAACAGAGCAATTACCTTATAATAAAATAGAGGATACTTTAAATGTAGATTTTATTTTTGAAGCCGCAGATTTAAATCCTCAAACCGTATTGGATATTGGGTCTTTGGCTCCCTATTGGGGTAACGGTTTTAAAGAAGCTATTGTAGCTATAAAAAATATTAAGATTACTTCACAAAATAAAACCTTAATGTCACCTGATAAGAATCCTACTTTAAAAATTATGGTAGGAAATATTGGCTTTATTAAGTTTAAAATTGACCCCGCATTTTTTGAAACTTTAGCACCTAATAATTATACTTCTACTATTGTAGATATTATTGGTAAATGTAATATCAATAATTGGAATGGTAATTCCTATCCTCAAATTTTAATAGATAATTTTGAAGTAAAAGGAAATATAACTGATTTTTAAAAGTCATTTCTATTTACAATTTTCTAAAAATTTGGTATAATATAATATAAGGAAGGATAATGGAAGGAGGTATTATTATGATTTTAACCGCAAAACAAGAAGAAGCTATTAAAATAGTTAATCAAAACTATAAAGCAGGAGAAATGATGACTGTTATTTCTGGTTTTGCGGGTACTTAGTACCGGTAAGTCTACGATTATAAATCATTTTATTGATTTAACAGGAATCATGGAATATACTCGATTTGTTACTTTTACAGGTAAAGCCTCTTTGGTATTACAACGAAAGGGGCTACCTGCTACTACTATTCATAAACTAATTTATAACGCACATAAGAATTATAGGACTGGACGCTTTTATTTTACTTTAAAGCCTGAACTTGAAGGTGATATAAGACTTATTGTTATTGATGAAGTTTCAATGGTACCGATGAAACTTCTTAAAGACTTAATGAGTTTTAATATTCCTATTGTTGCCTTAGGAGACCCTGGGCAATTAGAGCCAATAGGAGAAGATAATGGATTATTAAAAGCGCCAGATATTTTTCTTGATGAAATTCATCGTCAAGCAGAAGACAATAGCATCATTAGATTATCTATGATGGCTCGACAGAAAAAGCCTATTCCCTATATTTATGATGATGCTAATGTAAAAGTTATTCGACGAGACGAAGTTACAATGGAAATGTTCTGTTGGGCTGACCAAGTGCTTTGCGCTCGGAATAACACTCGTAGACAAATAAATGCAGAAATGCGAGAACATCTTGGTTTCTCTGGAGATTTACCTAATAGAAATGATAAAGTTATTTGTTTAAAAAATTATTGGGATATTTTAAATGACGATGGCTATCCCCTAATAAATGGAACCATAGGCAAAGTAACAGGGATTGTTACCGGAAAAGACTATGGAATCCTTGGGCAAAAAACTTTAATTGATTTTCAATCAGATTATAGCTTACCTAATTACTATGGCGTTGAAATCGACTCTAACATCTTTAAAGGTAACGCCCCTTTGGTGACTAATTCTAAAAGTAAAAGATTGATTTGTGAGTTTGATTTTGGATATGCCATTACCTGTCATAAAGCGCAAGGAAGCGAATTTGAAAAAGTATTAGTGTATGAAGAATTTTTAAAATCAAACGCGCATGAGCGTTGGCTTTACACAGCAATAACTCGTGCTTCTCAAAAACTTGTTTTAGTAAAAGCAAATTGAAATTTTTAAAAAAATATGTTATAATATAATAGAAAATAAGAGAGGAGATTTTAATGAGTTATTGTAGTATTCATAATCATACTGAATATAGTAACATTCGTCTACTCGACTCTATAAATAAAGTTTCTTCTTTGTTTGACAGAGCAATAGAAATAGGATTAAGAGGTTTTGCTATTACAGACCACGAATGTCTTTCTGCTCATGTTCAAGCAGTACAAAAGAGAAAAGAGTTAGTTAAAGCAGGTAAAATCAATGAAGATTTTAAATTGATCCTGGGTGATGAGATTTATCTTATTGATGATATTGAAGATTATAAGGAAAACTATACTGCGGCAACCCACTCATATTATCACTTTATAGTTCTCGCTAAAGACCCTATTGGTTATGAGGCTTTAAAAGAGATTTCTTCAACTGCTTGGAATAATTCTTATACTCAAAGAGGTATGGAGAGAGTACCGATTGAGAAAAAACAGCTTGCGGCAATCATGAAAGATTATAAAGGTCATGTGATTGCAAGTACAGCTTGTTTAGGTGGAGAATTAGCTAAATTTATTGTAAAGTTGGACGAAGCTGAAAGAAAAGAAGATGTAGAAAAAAGTTATTTTTATAAACAAAAAATCAATGATTTTATTGATTTTTGTGAAGATACCTTCGGTAAAGATGATTTTTATCTTGAAATGCAACCTTCAACTACTAAAGAGCAAATTATTGTTAATAAGAGAATTATTAGTATTTCAGGTTTTTATGGTCTGAAAGTAATATATTCTACAGATAGTCATTATGAGTCAAAAGAAAGAAGATTAATTCATAAAACTTATCTTAATGCTATGGACGGCGAAAGAGAAGTTGATGATTTTTATTCTTTCACTTATATGATGCCTATTGAAGAAGTTTATGATTTAATGAAAGAGTATATTCCTAAGAATATCTTTGATATTTTTACAAATAATACTTTAGAGTTAATGAGTAAATGCGAAAATTATGATTTGTTTCAGCCGCAGATTATTCCAGAAGTTCATGTTGTGCCAGAGAATTTTATTAAAGAGAAATTAAATAAAGAGTATCTTGATAAGATGAATGAAAGTGAATATGAACAAGATAGATATTGGGTTAATTATTGTGTATGGTCTTTAAAGAATAAAGGACTGTATAATGATAGTTATCTTGATAGATTAAATATTGAAGCAAAAGAAATGTGGTTAATTTCTGAAAAACTTGGTGTTAGAATGACTTCTTATTATAACACTATGCAGAAAATTATCGAAATTGTTTGGGATAAAGGCGATAGTTTAGTTGGTCCTGCTCGTGGTTCAGCCACAGGATTTTTAAGTTGTTATCTGTTGGGTATCACTCAAATGGACCCAATGAAATGGAATCTTCCTCACTGGCGTCATTTAACTGAAACTCGTCCAGAGCTTCCCGATATTGATTTCGATACTCAGGCTTCTCGTAGAAAGAAAATCTTAAATGCGGTTCGTGAGTTCTTTAATAAGGACATGAATCCTAATGATAGAAATTATAAGTTTAAAGATTGTTGGAATGTTTTGAATATTGCGACTTTTGGTACTGAAGGTCCAAAGTCAGCTTGTTTAACTGCTTGTCGTGGTTATCGTTCAGAAGAGTATCCAGATGGAATTGATAGTGATGTTGCTCAATTCTTGACTGCAATGATTCCCGCAGAACGAGGTTTTACTTGGCCTCTTAAAGATTGTCTTTATGGCAATGAAGAAAAGGGGAGAAAACCTATTAAGCAATTTGGCAATGAGATTGCAAAATATCCAAATCTATTGGAAATTATGTTGTCTATTGAGGGAATTGTGAATAAGCGTTCAAGTCATGCTTCTGGCGTGTATATTTACAACACTGGTTTCTTAAAACACAATGCAATGATGCGTACTCCAAAAGGAGTAGAGATTACCCAGTTCAATATGAGTGATTCAGATTATATGGGGTCATTAAAATATGACTTCTTAACTGTTGAAGCATTGGATAAACTTCGTACTTGTATGGATTTACTTCTGGAAGATGGAGAAATCGAATATGAAGGTAGTTTGAAAAAAACTTATGATAAGTATCTTCACCCCGATGTCTTAGATTATGATAATCCAGAGATTTGGAAGTTGATGGGTTCTGGTGAAGTTATTAATCTATTCCAATTTGATACTGCGGTAGGTTCTCAATGCGCGAAGAAATTAAAACCTCATTCTCTGGTAGATGCAGCTTCTGCTAACTCTTTGATGCGTCTAATGGCGGAACAAGGAGCAGAGCAGCCTATGGATAGATATTTAAGAATGAAAAATAATATCCAGTTGTGGTATCAAGAAATGAAAAGAGTAGGATTAACTGCGGAAGAAGTAAAAATTCTTGAGCCGCATTATCTACCGGTATATGGTACTCCTAATACACAGGAAGATATGATGGAAACTTTGATGAATCCTAAAATCACTAATTTCGATTTAACCTTAGCTAATAAAGCTCGTAAGATTGTGGCTAAGAAGAAGATGAAAGAAGTAGCTGGTTTTGAAGAGTTATTCTATCAAAAGGGAGAAGAAACTGGTGCAAGAAAAATATTCTTAACTTATGTATGGAATACTTGTATTAAACCGCAGTTAGGTTATTCTTTCTCTCGTAATCATACAACTCCTTATACTGCTATTGCTTTACAGGAGTTAAATCTTTATTATAAATATCCAAGTATTTATTGGAATACTGCTTGCTTAACTGTTAACGCGGGTTCTGCGGAAGCTGATGAAGATGAAACTCAAAAGGCAACAGATTATGCGAAAATGGCGATTGCCATTGGAGATATTCAAAGTCGGGGAGTAAAAATTTCTTTAGTAGACATTAATCGTTCTTCTTTTGGTTTTAAACCTGACATTGAAAATAATCAAATTATTTTTGGATTAAAGGGAGTTAATGGTATTAGTGATGATGATTTAGTAAATGAAATTATTAAAAATCGTCCTTATACTTCTATTGAAGATTTATTAACAAAAGTAAAGTTAAATAAAAAAGCTGTTCTTAATCTGATTAAGGCTGGTGCTTTTGATAATCTTTATAAAGACAAAACTCGTACTGACATTATGATAGACTTTATTCATATGGTTAGTAATGAAAAGAAAAGATTAACTCTTCAAAACTTTAATGGTTTGATTGAAGCGAATTTAATTCCTGATGATTTAGCTTTTGTAGTTCGAGTTTATAAGTACACTAAAATTCTTAAAAAGTATTTTAAAGATGGTGATGATTTCATTTTAAATAATGAACAGACTTTATCTTTCTTTGAAGAGAATTTTGATACTTCTTTATTAGATACTAAAAATGGTAGTTATGTTATCAATCAAAAAGTATATGATAAAGTAATTTATCAAAAGCAAATGGATATTGCAAGAGCTTGGTTAAAAGCACATCATGATGAAGTTTTAAAGACTTATAATGATATGTTATTTAAAGAAGAGTGGGATAAATACTGCGGCGATGGCAATATTAGTGGTTGGGAAATGGATAGTATTTCTTTCTATTATCACGACCATGAGTTGAAAAATGTAAATCGTGGTTTATATGGAATTAGCAACTTTAGTGAGTTACCAGAAAATCCTGTGGTAGATTATGTATTTACAAAAGCAGGAAAGGAAATTCCAATTTATAAATTAACTCATATTATTGGTACTGTTATTAGTAAAAATAAAACTAAAGGTACAATCAATCTATTAACAACAGATGGAGTAGTGTTGGTTCGTTTTAGAAAAGAAATGTTTGCGGCTTTCGACAAACAGCTTTCTGAAAAGCGTGAAGATGGTACAAAGAAAATCGTTGAGAAATCTTGGTTTAATAAAGGTAATAAACTTATGATTACTGGTTTTAGACGCGAAGACCAATTCGTAGTAAAAAAATATGCAAAAACTCAAGGACATCAATTATATTTTATTGATAAAATCAATGAGGATGGAACTATTGAACTTAGAAGTGAACGAGAAGATTTTTAAGGACTAATTTCTTAATTCTTTGGTACTAATTTTACAATATTAGTACCAAAGTTTTAGGAGGTTTAATATGACAGGTATATATAAAATAACTAATAAAATTAATGGAAAAGTTTATATAGGACAAAGCGTAGATATTTTTTCAAGATGGAAATATCATAGAACACATTTACAAAATCCTACAGCTTTACATAAAGCCTTAAAAAAATACGGAATTGAAAATTTTACCTTTGAAATCTTAGAAGAAACTCCTTTAGATAAAAACTATATGAATGAAAGAGAAATATATTATATTTCTTATTTTAATTCGTATAATAAAGGATATAATGAAACTTTAGGAGGAAATAGTTCTTTTAATCAAAGTAAAAATTTAACAGAGCAAAATATTATAGATATTAGAAAAAGGAAACAAAATGGTGAATCTCCTACCAAAGTTTTTCTTGATTATGAAAATCTGATAAAATATTCAACTTTTCAAAAGATATGGCAAGGAGAATATTTTAAACAAATTATGCCAGAGTTATATCAGGATAAAAAATTCTTAAAAGAATTAGAGAAAAATTTGAAAAGAGGAGAAAATCATTCTTCCGCTATCTTATCTGAAAAAGAAGTTATTGATATAAAAACCAGAAGAAAAAATGGCGAAAAAAGAAAAGATGTTTTTCAAAACTATAAAGAAAAAATAACAATTAATGGCTTCGATGGAATTTGGTATAATAAAAAGTGGAAGCATATACAAGTTTAACAGGAGGATAGAATGGAAGATATAAAGCAGATAATTGTAGTACGAAAAGATTTGAATATGCGGAAAGGTAAGATTGCGGCACAAGCAGCCCATGCCAGTGTAAGCGCTGTAATTAAAGCCTCTTTAAAAGATGGTGAAACCTATCCTTTTGAATTAGATAATGAAGGTCGAATTACTATGGGTGGTTATAGTTACTTGGCGCAATGGTTGAGAGGTTCTTTTAAGAAAGTTTGTGTTTATGTTAATTCAGAAGAGGAATTGTTTGAAATTTATAATCAAGGATTGGAGAATGGTTTTATTGTTTCTTTAATTCAAGATAGTGGATTGACTGAATTTCATAATGTTCCAACTTATACTTGTTTAGCTTTTGAACCTCTTCCCGCTCATGTAATTGATTTAATTACTGGTAATTTACCTTTGTATTAAGGAGGATATATGAAAAAGCAAGTAATCGCTATATGTGGTAAGTCTGGGTCTGGTAAAGATACTATTATGAAAGAAATTTTGAAGCGTTATCCAAACTCCTTTAAGCCTATTGTTTCATACACAACTCGTCCTCGGAGAGAAAATGAAATAGAAGGTATTGATTATCATTTTATTTCTAAGCAAGAAATGGCTAATAAAATTGTAAATAATGAGATGCTTGAAGTTTCTGAATTTAATGGTTGGTTTTATGGAACTGCTATTGATTCTTTAAGTGATGAATGTATTAACATTGGAGTTTATAATTTAGACGGTCTTGAATATCTTTATCAAAATGAAAAGGATACAGACAATTTAGTCTTTTATATCAATGCTTCAGACAAAACTCGTTTAATTCGGTCTTTAAATAGGGAAGAAAAACCGAATGTAGAAGAAATTGTTCGTAGATATGGAACCGATAAAGAAGATTTTAGTTCTTTTGATGTTTCTGAATACAGAGGATACGAATTACAGAATGAAACAAAAGAAGACTTAGAAAATTGTATAGAACAAATTGTATTTTTATCTAATAAGTATTTTTAATTTGACATTTTTTAAAAAAATTGTTATAATACTTTTAGAGAAAAAGCAAAGGAGATAAGATATGCAGAAAGTTGAACAAGAAATTCCTACTAAGATTACTAAGAACCAGTTGGATAAGGGAGTTGCCAATTCTCTTCCTGCTTTAAATCAAGAAGCTCTAAAGCAAGGTATCATAGATATTGAAGAGTTTTTAAAAACAAAAACTCCATATAGATATTTAATGTTGCTTTGTAATGAATTAAGATATTATACTATTTTTGAAGTTTCAGCTTTAACAACTACTTCTGGCACTGCTCAGCAGATTGTAAAGTTTATTGAAACTGATAGTTTTCTTAAAACAGTTGGTCGGCTTAAATTGATTGAAGCTGATGGAAATCCTGATTTAGTTGAAATTTGGATTGGAGATAAACATTTTGGCTTATTCCCTTGTGATACCTTCGTTGTGAAGATATAAGGGAGGAATTTAAATGACAGCAGTTTTTAGAAATGGTCATTTTACAATGCAGTTTGAGTTATATATTATTCAAGAAGATAATATAATTAACTCTTATGCTATATCTACAAAAGCTGATATAAGTGAAGTAATGCCTTTAATAAATGATAAAGTTAATGAGATTGTTTTTTATGGGCAATTAGGTATCTATAAAAAGATTGAAAAAGAAATTAAAAATAATCGACCGGAGGTAAATATATTATGGCAGTAATGTTAAAGCAGATTGATGAAATTTATGAAGTTGATACTGAAAAGGAAGCCGAGGATTTAATCGCCAAGGCAAAAGAAGAATATGATGTTACTAAGAGTTCTACTACTTACAAGTATAAGAAGACTGAACAGAGAGAGTTTTATATTGTAACTATTCGTAAGAATTTTGTTGAAAGAGAGGAAGAGTAATATGGGTTGTAAGTTTGAACGAGTAAAGGATTATATTGATAGCGACCTTCCGATGCCAGTCCGCAAGACGGCGGGTGCTGCCGCGTATGATATTTGCGCCGCAGAGACAGTTACCATTCCTTCATTTTTCAACTCTATTGTAAAGATGCTAAGTACTAAGATTACTGATAGTGAATTTACAAATAAGATTGATGAAATCGCAAAGGAAGTTCAGGGAGATATTCCTCTACTTTTAGCTCTTGAAGCAAAAGATAATGAGGCTCTGGCAAAGGAAGCTCAGAAGTATTTCGATAGATTCCAAGGCGATTTTACTTTAGACCTTAATCAGATGAAGGCTTTAGTGAAGGCTGCCGGAACAAAGTTGACTCTGGTGCCTACGGGCGTAAAATGTAAATTAGAGGACGACCAGGTACTTCACCTTTATATTCGCTCCTCTTGCCCACTAAATCACTACCTCTTTTTAGGAAATGGAACTGGGGTTATTGATTCAGATTATTACAACAATGAAGATAATGAAGGACATATTTTCTTCCAAATTATTAACCTATCTCCTTTCAATATCGTTGTAAAGAAAGGTGACATCATTGGTCAGGGTGAAATTACTCGTTTTTGTAAGACTGATGATGATGAAGCTGATGGTGTAAGAACCGGAGGTTTCGGCTCTACTAATGCCTAAGTTCATCTTAGCTTTAGATCAAGCCACTTCAAATACTGGTTGGTCTTTATTTAAAGATGAAAAATTAGAAGATTATGGAGTAGTAAGGACAGACGGGTATGAAACACAAAAGATAAATGATATGAAGAATTGGCTAAATAATAAAATCCAAGAACTTCAACTCATACCCGATTCTGATCTTACTGTCGTGTTGGAAGATATTCAGTTACAAAGAAATGATGTGCGAACTTTCAAAGTATTAGCTCACTTACAAGGCGTACTAATGAATGTAACTTATAAAGCCGAAGTTCCTACTGCGATCTATTATTCATCAGAATGGAAATCGACTTGTGGAATAAAAGGAAGAGATAGAGCAACTCAAAAGAGAAATGCTCAAAAATTTATTGAAGAAAAATATGGAGTAAAACCTATTCAAGATACTTGCGATGCGATTTGTTTAGGTATTCATCATATAAAGCAACTCCATTCAGTTATAAATTTTGAATAAAAAAAAGAGAGAACACTTAATTGTGTTCTCTCTTTTCTTATCCACCGAAAGTCAATTTTAAAACCGCAGTAGCAATAGAAACTGCTACGCCAGTACAAACTGCGGTGATGACTGCTATTTTTATTTTTTCAAGATTTCCCGCAGTCTTTTCAGAAGGTGCATTTTCAATTTGCCCTAATTTAGCTTCTGTTCTTTTTAACCCTTCTGCGGTTTCATCTACCTTATCTTCAATATTGCCTAATCTTTCAGCCATAACTTTTACTGAGCAAGCTATATCATAGATAGCTTTATTTTCCTCTTTCATTTCTTTCATCTCTTCTTTTAATTCTTCGATTTGATGAGTATTACTTTTTGAGCGTTGCTCAACACGCTCAACTTTTACCTCTAAATCTTCCATTGGTACAACCCTCCTTATCTAATTTAAACAAGACCTAATCTAAATAGAACCGCAGATAATTGTTCTCTTGTTAATGGATTACGAGGATTAGTTCCATCTAAAATACCTTTTTTCACAGCTTTTTCCCAAGATTCCTTTGCCCAAGCATCTGGTTCGTTTACTGTGGTTTTTTTATATAAAGTAATCCAATCTGCGGAAACATACTTTCCGTCTTTTAATTTTGCCCAACCCTTATCAATAGAAACTACTTCAACATAATCTTCTTTTGATAATTGATAAGCAACAGCGTAAGAAGTCCCCGCGCCATTTCTAACATTTAGAACAGATGCAGTTACTTTATAAATATCATAACCATTGTCAGTAGGCTCTTGTTTTGCTGGTTCTACAATTATTCCACCATTTAATAAGGTTTTTACATCATTTCTAAACATATCCATGTTTTTATTATGTTTAGGGAACCAATGCATTACATCACCATGGTTAGAAGCTATACCTTTTGTATATCCTTCAGAATGACAAATAATATTCTTTTCAGTTAAACCATATTTTTTACATAAATAAGCACATAACTCAACTGCTTTTTGATATACATTATTAAAATAAGCCTCGTTCTTTTTTACATCATAACCAACCATATTAGACCCAGAAGAATATCTGAATCCTCCCGGTTCACAAATCTCAAAACTAATATGAGTGTTATTTGCCGAACCATTTTTTCCACTGGCAGCGTGCCAACCTCTCCAGTTCCAAGGTAAAGTTTGGTAAATTCCTGTGTTGTCTACAAAAGCATGAACACAAGCAGATACTCCAGATTTATTCCAACTTTTAATAAAATTGTTTGCAGTAGCACCTGGAGTAGCTGTACTATGAACCATAATGCCTTTTGGAGTAATTGTGCGGCCCGCCTTATAACAATCATTTTGTGTTAAAATATTAGAATTAATTGTAATAGACATTAAACAGCCACTCCTTTTTGTCTTAGTCCAATAAACCTAATCTATCTAAAATTACAGCCAGCATTTCTCTGGTAACATTTCCTTGAGGACTTGTGCCATCTAAAACGCCTTTCTTACAAGCTGCTTCCCATGCTTCTTTCGCATAATCTGCGGGCTTGTCTTCTTTTACAATTTCTTGAGTTTTAGCTTTTATACAATTTGCATCAACCCAACCATAAACTCCATTACCATCTTTTGAAACGCAATGATAAGGATGTGTTCCTTTCTCATAAACAGAAGTAATAGTACATTCACTTTGTTTATCAACTGTTTTAGCTGCTTTTGTCGCACTTGCAGAAGAATAAACATTACCACCTAAGAAAGTTACAACATCATTTTTGTTAAACATGGTTTTATCTCCTTCTGAGGTCTTTTTCTTTAACCACACAGCAACGAAACCATCAACTTTTCGACCACTAATGAATTTACCCCAAGGAGTAATCCATTGAGCAGAACCTCCGCCATCTAAATTGATAGCGTTAATACAACCATATTTTTGTAGTTGTAAAGCTAAATTCTTAATACTAATTTTATTTTTACTATCTGTATCAGCAATAGAACGAATAATAAAATCTCCATTAGCAGTAATACCTAAAGCAGTTCTACCTCTTGCGGCAGTTGAAGTTGCACTAAAACCAGATTCATTGGTGTCGATATAAACCTTATTATCTTTTAATAGACAAGGATAACCACCAACAAAATCAATAGCTTTAACAGAATTTTTATAAGAAAATACTGGTTTCTTTTTATCAACAAAAGCAAAACCATATGGAGACATTCCTGTTGATAAAGTTTTTCCTTCATCAGTTACTTCTCCGCAAGTTTTACCTGTACTCATAGAAAAGAAATTAGCATTTACTATAATATCACAACCTAATCTATTATAGGCATTTTGGATACTTTCTGTTGGTTCTTTGCCATGGATATATTCAACTTTTTCAATATCATTTGCGTTTAATTGCACAAATAAACCTTTGGTCATATCATATTTCATTTGAATACCTCCTTTTCGTTTATTATGAAAAAATATTATCTTTAATTAAACTTTTCTACCCAAATAAAAAAAAAGGACGCTAAATTAATAGCGTCCTTAAAATTAATGTTTAACGATATGTTCAAAATATTCTTCAACTTTCTTATTAGCCGGTACAGAATCTGCATCTCCTAAGAAAGCATCCGACATATAGCAAGCAAAAGAAACTGGGTCAGCGTTCATTTTTTCTATTACTTTATAATAATCACTATACATCATATTCATAGTGACATACCAAGCATATTCATCATATTTAGTCATCTTATGCTTTTCTGCCACTTCTTTTGTCTCTGCTAAACTCCAATGCGGACCAGAGGTTCCATCTTCATTTTTCATTCCTTTTGTCCATTCTTCGGCAATTTCTTTCATACTCATATGTTTTTCTTTTTCTTTATATTCATCTTCTTCATGGTCATCATTGGTAGTATATCCTTTTAAGAGAAAATAAGTTTTCATCTTATTCATAATAAAAACTCCTTTCCCTTAACAAAGTTTTATAACAGAAACTGTTGCGTTTGTATAGGCAGTTTCAACTCCACCATTATTAAAAGTTAAATTCTTAGTATTATCAACAGCACAACAAGAAGGTCTAACTTCTACAATAGCATCTAAAATAATTCTTGTAGTTGTAGCAGCTGTGCCTGTAATAGAAGTAATAGCACCTGGAATAGTTACACTATTATTCTGTAAAGCTACTGTAATAGTACCAGCAGCAGAAGGTAAAGCGTCAGCTTCAAAAGAAACATAATAAAGACCAGGCTTACCTAAAACAATAGTAGGAGTACCTGCGGCATGGCTGATAGAACAACCAGTTAATACTCCATTATTAGCAAAGACAACATTATTATCAGCTAATAAAGTCTGAGAGGCTGTAGTAAAAGCATTTAAAGTACTTTTTTGATAATTACGGTTCATAGTCATTTTAATTTTCTCCCTTTCTTTAAGAAGAAAGAGCGAGATTAATTCTCGCTCTTTCTAATGATGTAAATATACATAAATTAGCAACCACAAGCGCAAAATCCATTACTTGAAGTATAAGGACTGCAAGTAATATATGCAGGCTGTGGGAATGGACGCAGAGCATTAATCAGAGTAGCGTTCTGAGCCTGTTGAGACAGATGGAAGTTAGCAGTCTGTAGCTCCTGGTCTTTCGCAGTCAGACGGTCACGCAGTTCTTGCATTGTGTTAGAATTAATCAAAGCACGAGTTGCTTCTCCCTCAGCATGAATAGCATTGGTGATTTCGCAAGTGTTTCTATAATTCTCTGCACGAACAGCATCAATATTGCGGTTAGTTTCACAGCAACACTGTTGTGCGGCATAGCGATTTTCTGTGATATTGTTGTTTACGCCATTCAGACCTTGGCAAATCTGACTCTGGAGAGCGTTCTGTCCCTGGAGCATAGAAGTATTCATGGCATAGAAACCATCGCATAAACCATTCTGTACTCCCTGAACCTGTCTTTCAAGGTTGTTCATTGTAAATCCATCATAAAGTTCAGCACGAGTTAAAGCGCCTTGGGTAGCAGCATTATTACCTAAGCCACCAAAACCTCCACCAAATGCAGAGAAAGCCCAAATCCATACTAAGTATACAAATGGGTTATTCCACATATCACGGTCGTCGTCTCCTCTTGTTAAAGCCATTACATCAGCTGCACTTAAAGCATCAGTCATTTTTGTTTTCCCCTTTCAAAAATATTTATTATATTAAAGCCTATATTTAGGCTTTTAAACTAAATTATTTCATTAACCCCTTAATGAAATTTAAACCTTTCGCAATCTCATCTTCGGACATTCCTTGATTTTTTGCTTGGATAGCCAACTGTTTTAATTGATCTTCTGAAATATTTGGTAAGAATTGCTTAAATTGAGTTTGATTTAAAGTTGGTATTTGTCCATTATTATTACCCATTACTTGCTGCATCATCTGCATCATAGGATTTAAATTGCTTGTATTATTACCAAACATTCTTTGAAACATCATCATTGGATTCATCATCATATTATTCATTTTCTTTTCCCTCTTTTCTTACCAACTTATTTTAGCTTTATCAGCAGATTTTTCTTCTGCTTTTTTATCGGAAGGATTTTCTTGTGTTTTCGCAGGAGATAATTCTTCAATCCGCTGTTGTAAAACTTGAATTTGTTGATTAAAACTATTTATAATTTTATTCATCTGTTCTACTTCTACATATTTTTGCTCTGTCTGAACAGGAGGTTTCTCTAAAGCAAAAGAATTAATTGTAGCAGTCCCATCAATGTTAATTTGTTTTGTATAAATTTTATTATGTCCTATGTCTGGGAAAATAAACAAACTACCATCTTGGTCAATAATAGTCCCTCTCACTTCCTCTATCCCGGTAACAGCTCTGCCCTTTAAATAAATTCCCTGTGGTTGTTGATATGATGGAGGCATCATATTATTATTCATCATGTTTTGCTGCTGTTCTAACTGCAATAATCTTTGTTGCTGTGATAACAAAGGGTTATTTATTGGTGGCGGTGGATTTAAATAATTAGGTTGATACATATATTAAATTCTCCTTCTCAAAAATTTTCTCCTTCCTTTCATATATATATGAATTTTTAATTTGGACTTTATAACAAATTTTCCCGGCTCTCCCATAGACTTTGTTTGATTCTATATCTGGATGAAAAATCTTGCAAGATTTTTGTGCAAATTGCACAAAATATACAATAGTAAAAAGATAAAAAAAAGAAGAGGATATTTAAATATCCTCTTCTAAATTATTCTTCTGTTTCTTCAACTGCGGGCTGATTAAAACTAATTACTCCGCAAAGACGCTTAAAACCTTCAATGTCTTTCTTGACATACATCTGAGTTAGCTCTTTATAATTTGCCTTAGTAAAATTACTATAATCTTGTAGAGCTGCAATAATATCAGTATCAGTTGAATTGTCGTATTCACGTTTTAGTGCTTTATAATCTGGAATAGTGTGCTCGCCTGAATACAGATGATCTCCAGCACGCACATTGGCTAAGAACATATCTCTACCAACACCAATATCCATCTCATTGGCTCTTGCGATACAGAAAATATCATAAGTGTACTTCTTTAAATCAAACATTGTTTTTTCCTCCTTCTTTAATTAACCTACTGCATCAGTAGTGTCATTAATTTCTTTATCACCAAAGGTAACTTTGATTTGTTCATCTACATCTTCTACAATATCACGATTTTCTATGATTTCTTTTGTTGTAGAATATGCTTCTCGATAATACTTCAAAATACCATTAGCATACAATCCCAAAATAGCTACTACTGTATAAATCTGTTCCATTTCGTCTGTGATGGTCACACCAGCCATAGATAAAACATAAGGTAAAGCAGTAGCAACCATAGCTAAAATACCAGTAGCTAATCCAATAACTACCATTTTTAAAATTCCATCAAGGAACTTAGAAGTGCTCCAATCTTCTCTCAAGGTATGAGTATTGTAATAGCAGCTTCCAAAAATGTTTGCTAAAACTGCAAAAGCAAAGACTACAAAAGCAATACCAACCATTTGTAGATTAGAAAGCATTTCTGTAAAGAAAGTTTCTAACATTACTTGTTTTCCTCCTTACATACAGTAAATAAATGATAATGCGGTTTTTCCTCTTTAAATAGAACATATCTTAGCCAATCATCAACAAAGATAGCCACAAGAGAAAGGAAAAACCAAGCTATTGAAAATGGAAGACAAATTTGCCCTAAAATATTAAAAGGCATATTTGAATAATCCCAAATTCCTAAGTTTAAGTAAAGATTTAAAACCAAGCCAAAAATAAACTCTAAAGAAGTAATAATTAAAGCTCCTATTATTCCTTGTTTAATAATAGACATTTCCCAAGGAATATAATTATTAAGACCGCCTATTAAAATAAAACATAAACCACCTAATAAAAACATTGTCCAATGAGAATGTCCTCTGAAACCTAATTCAATAGCAACATAAATAAAACCGCCAATTAAAAATAAAATAAAAATCTTTAACCACTGTTTTATATTAATCACCTCTTAATTTTCGTTTAGCAAATAATTCAGACTCATATGGAACTTTTCCTTGAGTGTTTTTAGTCTTTCCTGTATTTTTCATTTCATCTATTAGCCGCATAATTTTTATCAAATCACGCATTGCTTTTGGCTCTAAACTTGCCTTATGGTCTGCGCCCGGTAGACTTCTATCCAAAGTAATATGTCTTTCAATAATTTCCGCACCCATAGCATATGCAACAATAGAAGGTAAAATATCTACTTCATGTCCACTATATCCAATTTTAGCAAATGGATACTTTTGTTTATAAAAAGGAATTAAATCTAAATCTAATTCATTATAATTTAAAGTTGGATAAGTGCTATTACAACAGAGAATAGAAAGCGGACAATCTTTTAAAATTTCAACTGCGGCTTCTACATCTTTTTCATAAGACATACCATTAGAAATAATAACAGGTTTATGATACTCTGCGGTTTTCTTTAAAAGTTCAGTATCGGTTAATAAAGCACTTGGAATTTTAATAAAAGGCACATCATACTGCATTAAAAACTCTAAAGAATCTTTATCCCATACGCTTGCAGTCCAAGGCATATTTATCTCTTTACAATATCTATCAATTTTGTCATAAGTGAATTTATCAAATTCGATACGCTTCTTATATTCTAAATAATTCATTTTACCAAAAATTGAATCTTTAATAGTATTTTTTAATTTTTCTGGAACGCAAATATCTGGATTTCTTTTTTGAAATTTAACGACGTCTGCGCCATTCTTTTTGGCTACATCAATTAATTGCTTAGCAATTTCATAACTTCCTTGATGATTAATTCCAATTTCTGCTATAAACATTATAATGCCTCCCTTGTGCTATCCTCTTGATAAGGAGTAGATGCTTCAATAATTTGTAAATCTTCAAAAGCTGTAATTTGATGACGAGTTTTAGGAGGAATGTGAATATAATCTCCTTTTGTAATTATTCTCTTTTCACCATTAATAATTGCTTCTCCACTACCTGACATAATATAAAAAGTTTCTTCTTTAATACTATGGTAATGATTTAATAAAGTTTTTCCTTGCATAATATTTAAAATTTTTAACATATAATTATCAGTAACTTGTATCCAGTCTTCTCGACCCCAATACTTTTCTACTACTTTATACACTCCCAATTATCCTCCTTTGGGTTTATCGCTTTATCATCAATAATAAAATCATAATGAGGTTTTTTACCAACTGTTAGAGAATGATATTTAACTCCCCAGTCTTGCAGTTGCCGCACAGTCAAATCATACCAATCTATTCCAGTTGTCGCTCCTCTTGCAGTATTTATATTTATTATATTACCATTATTATAAAGTTGATTGATTTTTTCTATTCTATCTTTAAATGGAACTGCGTGTTCGTAAGTCCCATTTGTATTTGAACACAAAGTCCCATCTAAATCAACTTCATAAATTTTCCCAACGCCATTTTGCATATAAATAATCTTCCTCAGTGTCTACATCAATAGTAGCAATATCTGGAACTTGAATTAAACCATGATTAGGTTGAAGCATTTGTCCTGTTTTTAAAAATTCTTCTTTATTAAAAATATGAAAACAATGCGCGGCTTGAACCAGTCCAGTTATATTTTTAGTGTTTAATGACTTATAATCAATAGGTGAAAGGGACTGACGAGTACTGTAATCAAACAACCAATTCTTAAAAGGTTTACAACTGGTTGCATATTCAATTCCTTCATCTAATAATTTTTCAAATTCTTCTAAACAATCTACTATCATGTCTAAAGAGAAAAAAGCTAAACAAGGATTAAGAAACATTAAATAATCTTCCTTAGCTTGTTCGACTGCTCCCATTGTAATTCTAATAGGATCATCCATATGAATAGTTTTTTCATCTCGTAATAAAATTGATAAATTATGTTTGTTGGCTATATCTATTAGCTCTTGTTCGCATATTAAAGCATAACGACCATACTTTTCTGGTAGCTTACTAATTTTTTCGCAAGCTAAATCAAATAAATTACTTTTACCAAAAGGAAGTAAAAGTTTATTCGGTAGTCTGTTGCTCTTCGTGCGGGCAGGTATATAAACTCCTATTGACATCTTCCGGTCCAACTCCATTTCTGTATCTTTCACTAAAATAAATAGAAGGGTTATCTCTTGTATATCTTCCTACTCCCTTTTGACAATGCTGACAAGGAAGAGGTAAATCTTTACCAGTGCAAAGAGAAGTATTTCCTAAAATTTCAATATATTTTTTACTTTGTAAAATATCTTCAATTTTATCTTTAGCAACATTGCCTAAAATAAAATCCTTATGTTCTGGATTATCATGGCGCATTTGACAACAAGGCATTACACTACCATCATAATCAATAGCCAAAAAGTAAGCAGGGTCAAGACAAGGATAATCTCTCAAAGCTAAATCTGCGCGAAACTCCATCTCTTTTAAAGCGCCTTCCTTTTTTAAGAAACCACCTTTATCTTCTAATACGGTGTTCTTAGGCCAATCTGTACAATAAGCAATTTTGACTCCATTAAGATCAGCATAAATTACATTGTTAATAACATCTGTGATAGTAGCTTTCCAATCTAATAATTGCTGCTTGCATTTCTCCATACCTTTGCAATCATAATCCATAATAGATAATTCATCTATACCACTTAATAAAATTTTGGTTTTAGTAAGAAAATCTCCATTAGTATTTGTAACTAAACGAGCCTTTGGTAACATAATAGCTGCGGCTAAAGTATAGGCTCGAAGTTGACGAAAATCTGCAAAAGGTTCATTATTACGAGAATAACTAATTGTTCCTTGGAAATTATGTTTCTTTAATTCTCGAATAACTTTCATATAAGTCATAAATGGCATTGGATTATTCTTTCTTCTATCAATTTTACTATTCGGACACCAAGGACATCTCCGATTGCAAAAGCCATTTATTTCTATTTCGACGACGCGTAACATCTCTATCATAATATACGCTCCTTTATATTATAAATTATATTGAGGCTTTTCTCTAAAATTATAATAACATTTTTTCTTGCGAATGTCAAGTTTTATATAAAAGAAAAGACGAATCTTAAAAAGATTCGTCTTTTAAAAATTGTTCAAACAATTTCTCATTATTAAAAACAGGATTTGGCTTAATGTAATTAGGATATTCTTTATTAATTTGAAAAATCCGATTATTTAAAAAATCTCCAGAAAACTTTAATGTTTCCATAAAAATTATATAACTATTTTTAGTTTTATCTAAAATTACACTTCCTGATAGATCAACCTTATAATAATTAATAGGGTTTTCTAAATCTTCTAAATCTAATAAATTTTTATTTGATAAATAGATATTTAAATCATAAGGAATATTTAAACATAAAAATTTTTTATCAAATTCTGTTATATCTTTTAATAATTTTAAGCTATATACACGATGAAAACCTTCCATTAAATAATTATCGCATAGGAATAGAGGCCAAAAAGTTCCATTTTTTATAATATCTTTACCTAAATTTATTTTATTTTTTTTATAATAATTTAAAAAATAATCTCTTTGACTATAAATTTCAAAATTCTGTCCATTATTTATTTTTTTTTGTTCGCAACATAAAACGTCCTCTATCTTTCGCCAATCATAATAAAATCCTATATTACATAATTGTTTAATGTTAAATAGATAAAAATTTTCATAAAAATTTTTAATATCAGAATATTTATAAATCATTGTAAATCATCAACCAATTCAAGATTTGTATTATCAATGTTATTTGTCTCTAAACTTTCTTCTTCTTTAAAAATCAAATTTTCATGTACAGTAGAATAATCAATTTTTATATTTTCTAATTCTTGAATAGTTTTAGCCCCGTTAATTTCTAATTCTTTCTTCTGTTGATATGCAACTAAAGGTTTTACATATTCACGAATTTCAGCTATTAAGGTTATAATTTCAGTTTCTTGCCATATTTCACAAGGTTTATTTATAGCATTCCAAGAAATCACAGTCTCAATTCCTGCGTTTTTCATAACCTGATATCCCATAAACTCAGAAGTTAATAAGGTTTGTTTTTCTTCAGTTACATTATAATAATCATAAACTTGATTGTGTGCATTAGAATATAAAGGATTGTTTATTAAAAAATCTTTTAATAATAATTTACTATCTGTTATTTTTTTTTCTTTTTCTTGAATTAATAGTTCTGGTTCTTTATCTTCCCAAAAAACATCGGTAAAATCTTGATTAAATTTTAAAATTGCAGAAGAATTAGGAGCGTCGCTAATATTATTTAATTTTAAAACAAAATTTTCATTTTTAGGAACATCATCCTCTTTATAAAAAACAACTGCTTCATTAGAAAATAAATTTTTTCTTACTGCATATATCATAAATTTTCTACCACCTTAAAATAAAGAAATAAAGAATTGAAATTCTTAAAATTGGTCTTATTACCATTAATATAAACATCTCTGGTGCCAAAAAAATCTTTAACTTTAACTGCTGAAGCTGAAGCATTTGTTATATAAACGGTTTTCCCTGTATCAGCATTAGTTATTTCCGCACAAGGCGTAGACACTCCAAATAAATAAGACTGTGTTATCTGTTTACTAATATAATAATCACCTTGTATTTTAGGAGCATATATATTTACTCCATTTATATCTGGACCAAAGCTATCTGTATCACCACAATAATAACTATTAATTGATTCTTTTTCAAGTGTAAAATCAGTAGTTACTGATGCTCCAGTAGATTTTAAACTTAAATCTGTTTTATTAAAAATTTTTGTATTTGTAATAACATAATTATCTGTTAAAGTAAGATAAGCACCACCAGAAAAAACAGAAGTTTGTCCTACTAAATTTAATAATAAATCATATTTAAATATAATTTGATTAGCACCATTATTACACAAACAATAAATATTATTATTATCCATTAATGCATAACTGGCAGAATAACCACTAACAGGGAAAGTTTTCGCTAAAATAGAAATATTAGCAATATCAATATAAACCACTCTTGTACCGCTTTTATAATAATAAAAACCATTTTTTTGACCAATTTTTGTAAAACCAGGACCATTATCTATATTTTGACTAATATTAGTGTCATAAGCTGTTCTTGTAGAATTTAATTTATAAACGTCACAATAAATATAATCACGACTACTATAATATGATAAATAACCAAAAACATTATTATACCAAAATTGCATTGAAGTTATAATAGATGAACCAATATTTGGCATATGTAAAATAGAAGAATTAGATTCATCAGAAGATAAATAAAATAAATCATTAATACTTGAAATAGTAAACATTAAATCTTTAGTATTAATATTTACCTTATATTGATCTATACTACCACTTATAGAAGTTCCTACTGTATAATTCAAACTAGATGTAATATTAGACGCTGTCTGTTGATATGTTTTTATTATAGCCCCATCAGAAAGTTGTTTTAAATATACTGTAATCACTAAATCAACCTGACTTGAACTAAAACCATTACACCTATCAGTGCTAATAGATTTAATAGTAATCGAAATATTAGGAGAATAATAATATTTCCATTCTCCATTACTTTCTGGCACTCTTATCATATTTGAATTAGGAGAAAAATTATTATTAGGAACAGTATCTAAATAAATATAACTATCTTTTGTCACAACAATTCCCTTTTTATTTTCTTGATTTAAAGTGTATTTTACACTATCAAAACTATCTATATTTTTATTATTAACAATTCTATTCCATCTAATACTACCACTACTATAATCACTATAATAAGATTCACCAGCACCCGCGCCAGCAATATAATTTATTTTATAATTTTTCAAATTATTAGGAGTATTTAAGCTAACCTCAATTAAAAAAGTTCTACTTCCTGTTGTTGTAACAGGTTCCCAACTCTGTCTGGTTTGAGTACAAAAGTAACGACCAATACTTAAATTAGCCAAAGAAGTTATACTATCTAAAAAAGTAGCTGCGCCCGGAATTAATTCAGAAGCGTGTTTGTTATCAACAGTATCCGCATTTATAGCAAATTCTGCTTTTGGGACTGGACTTGAATTAATCTTAGCGAAGTTATTATTAATCTGTGCTAAAACATTGGCACTGGTTTGATTACCAATTACGGTTTCAAAATTTATCGCCATGTTAATCTCCTTTCAATCTTATTTCTATATAAATAGAAAATTTTATTTTCATTTTTAAACATTACTGACCTACCCATACTCCATTAACTTTAGCTAAAGTTCCACCTGCGGGAACCCAAACTCCATTAACTTTTACAAAAATATCTCCACTTTTAATATCAGCGACGGTTATTCTTACATAACCATTATCATCAACGCCAACAGAAGATGCTCCACTTGGTAAAATAATAGACGCATTACCAGCTATTAAAGAAATGTCAGTCAAATAATATGACGAATTCAATAAATATCCACTCGGAACATTACCAATAGTAGAAGAGGTTAATACAAAACCAGAACCTCCGCCACCACCTCTATCATCATCGCCAGAACCATCTGGTACAGAACCGCATCCTCCATACCAACCTCCACCACCAGCACCGGCATATCCATTACTTTGAGCGACTCCAAAACCACCAAAACCGAAGCCTCCTGGCCAGTTAGATGAACTATTAGTTGTTGGTATCGAACCTAAAGCGGTAGCAGAAGAAGTGAAACCTGTTTGCGTTCCACCATATCCATAAGAACCATAACTCTCGGTAGCAGCTCCTCCTTGAGTTCCACCACCATATTGTCCATATTTATTAGTGGCACCACAAGAGCCACCACCACCAGCTACAATTACTCTTGCAAGATAGCTATTGGAATTAATACGGACATCAGAAGCACCTCCACCACCTGGATAACCATATCTATAACCTCCGCCATTAAAACCACCTGCAACAACAGCACCAGCATTGGTTGTACTATTGCCGCCAGCACCTCCTGCAAGTAAATAAAGAGTAGTTGATTTAGCGGTTAAAGTTAAAGTACCTTTCGCATATCCGCCTTTACCAGCATAGGTTACATCAGAACGATAACCTCCTCTGGCTCCCCAAACCTCTAATATATAAGTGCCTTCTGGAAGTGCTATACTTTTAGCACTTCCAGAATAAGGACAATTAATAATATCTCCAGCTTTTAATTTTTTAGGGTCAACTGTTCCAGTCGCTATGTTATAAGTTGCCATACATATCCTCCTTTAAGTCTGATAATAAATCCATACATCACCATTCTGCCCATCTGCGGCAGTTGGCTCTCGATTTTCAATATAAATATTTCTTGCTCTTGTTAGTATGGTACTTTTACCAAACTTTTCGGAAATATAACCACCAGTTAGTTGTCCATTATTACATTCAATTTTTACTCCATCACCGATTGATAATGCCTCTCCTGTTTTATTAGGAAAAGTAAAACGAGTATCATATCCTGCAATAGTAACTGTAATAGTCGCATTATCAGAAGAAACACCAACTACAATGCCAACATATTTAGTGACAAAATTTGTTTGGGCTAATTTCTTCTCTATTCTTTCATCTATAATTTTAATCAATTTTTCACTTAAAGATGACATTGTTTAACCTCCGTTTCTCAAATCATAATAAGGCAAAGACGCAATATTATTACAACTAATTGACATCAAAGTTTTTGAATCAAGAGGCATAGTAATAGATTGAATAATAAATCTCTCTTGTTCATATTTATAATAATCATCTGTAATTGTAATAACTCTATTAACATCTAAGTGCGGAATTAGGGTTGAACTAAAACCAATAGCAGTTTGAATAATAGATTTAGAATTTAATACATATTTAGCGTATTCATCTGCTCTTGCTTGATTAGGTAAATTGGCACTTTCTTCATAATAAATCTTTCGTCCAATTTTCTCAATAGCAGTTGGAGATAAAGGGTTGTGATTTTCCGCATTTCCAATATAGATTTCACTATCATTAACTTGATTTCCAACTACTTTAACAATATTAATTGCGTCTATTGTATTTAAAGAAACTGAACCATTAGAATATTCTGGTAAAACATCAGAAAAATCCCAAATACTGCTTTGCTTTGAATAAGTAATATCGGTTGTGCCGCTGGTAATATTTAAAATGCCATTTGTATCATAAAAAATATCCGCGCCAAGCACATTACCTAACTCTATTAAAATATCTCCCATGTAAGACCCAGGTGATTTCTTAATATCATAAGGTAATTCATAATCAATAAATTCAGCATCAATATGCGGCTCTTTAGGGTCAATCATATATCCATTACCTAATTCTAAACTTAAAATATCTTTAACAACAGCATAAAGTTTACTTTTAGCAGGAACAATATAGGTTCCTTCTAATTGATTATATCCAGTATCACTTGTAAAAATACCAAATTTATCTACACCATTTACAGTTACAGTTTTATTTGAGTTTGCATGAGATGAAGTTGGATTTGTTGTATAAAAGATTCCTTGGCTAAACCAATAAGTTTCTCCAGTTTGAATATTTTCTAAACCAACATAAATTTTAAATTTTGTATTAAATCCAAAGATATTATCGTTTGACATAGGACGATATTTACCAAAAGTATCTGATAAAGTAAAACTACAACTGCGGCGGACGCCTTGTTGATAATTTATTGAAATACTTCCAGAGTTATCAGCACTTATATCTTTGGTTATTTCACCTATTGTATTTTCATATAGGTCTAATAATTCTATTTTGAATTTAGGTTTAATTACAGAAGCCTTTACTATCGAAATGTAATCAGTATTATATACATCAACAAAATTTGTAGTTTTTTCTGTTGTGTCGGGAAAAGAAAATTTCATTTCTGATACGAAATAAGGAATATTAGCATCACACCATGCTTGGTTAGGTTCATTTCCAAAACCAAAACAAGCAGTTAAATCTATTAATAAAATATTCCTACAATTAAAAGTTTGCCAACCAGAAGAAGCACTGTCAGATAAATGTAAACCGAAAGTTGAATCTACTTTAGAAGGACAAGGGAAAATTATACTATCTGTTCTCCAACTATTACTTCCGTCTCCCATGAAAGCGAAAATATCATATCCTAATATTCTATGAAATCCAAAATAAGGAGTGCCTGTAGAAGTTTTGTTATCCATTCTAAAATAATAAATATGCCCGATATTATATTTTACTGTTTGTAATAATCCTCCATATTGACTTTTTGCTGTAATAGAAGCTACATGATTCGATACTGAAAAAAGACTATTATTATTCGTCCAATCTGAAGTAGAAGAAAAATTACTATTTTTTATTAAATTATTTAAATAAATAATCTTACTCATATCTTCTCCTCCTTAAATACTGCCGACGATTTCATCATAAATCAATTTACCATCAATAGTATCATTTTCAACAAAAGAAAAAGAAATAGTAGTCGGAGGATCTTTCATTGTTCCTAAAGGAGTTCCAGTATTACTAATAATCTGTCCATAAAAAATATGTCCTTTATCATCTTTTATAATGCAATCTTTACCAGAAGCAATACATTCATTCCATTTTTCCCATTTATAAACTGGTTCTTCGTAATAAACATAACCTGTTCCTTGAGAATTTCTAAATGCTTCTTCATCTTCTGTTTCATTTTCTCTATAACCAATATCACTCAATAGACAACTTAAATCGCCACTAATATAATTTTTAGCACCAACTGAAAATTTAGGATAACGAGTATAATTATCAAATTGCGTTTTATCAATATTCTGAACTAAACTTCCTGGTTGTAAATTACATCTAAAAATAAAGATATTGTCTGCGGCATAAGTAGTATCTCCATTAGTATCAGTTCCTTCTTTTAAGAAGATTACACTCCAAGTTTCAAAATTAACTCGCGCATCTTCTAAGTCATCTGTGGTGACAGATTGTTTACCAAGATGAGATTCAGTTACAGGAACTAATACCCATTGATAATAAGCATTATTTTTAATTAAATAATCAATAATACCAACCGCATCTTTACTTAAAAATCCTACTTTACTGTAATCTACAGTTTCTTTTGTACCATTTGCGCTCAACCTAAACTCTCTTCTAAACACATTAAAACCTAAAATTTCTTCTGAAATTTCTGGTAACATAGAAGAATCTACTGAATTTTCAAATTGTAATATTATTCTTGGCGCATTTAAAAAAGAAGCAGACCAATCTGGATTAAAGGAAGGGGCAAAAATATTCTGCCCTTTTCCAGTATCAGCATCTATATTATTATTTTTTAATAGAAACTCTTCTTTTATTTTGCTTTCGTCTATAACCAAATAATCAGCTTTTTGTTTAGGATAGAGTTGAACTTTTACTATACTCATTCTCTAACCTCCTTTAATCTCCTAAAGTATCTAAATCAGATACTTCGTCAAAATAAATACCTGTTTCATAACCTCTATCAGTAATATTATCTGGAATAATACTAATTTTAAAATGTTTTGTAGTTAAAGCGTCTGAACCATTTATAATATAATATTTACCCTCAGAGTCAGCAGGCCAAATCTCATTAGAATATAAGTAATATCCAGCATTTGGAAGAACTGTATTATTTGCTTGAAAACAACTTAAATCTGTTTCAAAAATATTATAAATTTCTTTCTTTAATAATTTATTATTACTTTTCCTATTAATATAAAATACAAATCCTTCAAGAGTAATATAAATTAAATCACCATTACTCAAAGTAATCTCAATAATTTTCCCTTGTTTATCAGAATCTAAAACTGTACTAAATAATATAGTAGATTTTTCTGATAAATTCATTTCTTTATTATTTATAGCATTGTAGGTAATAGAAGTATCATTATTCAAAACTACACTATGAAAATCATTATAAGCATTTTTTTCATAAGTAACAGCACCATCTACTACACCGAAACTCTGTAATTGTTGTTGCCATTCAATAATAGCCGCGGATATATCTTCATCATATCTAATAGTAGGCGGGAATTGAATTTCAAGAGGGACATATTGAATAGAAAAAGTTTTAGAAGTTTTTACTGTTATGTCGTCTTGGTTATTAACTATTAACTCAACAGTATAAGGATTAATAGTCACATCATTACTTAATTCTTCTACATAATAAGCAATTTTTTTTGAGTATACTTGTCCGCTTGAATTTACTAATTCTCCTTTAGCATTATAAATGTTAAAAATAAAATATTTCATTAGCACATTATTACTTTGTTCGTAATTGCCAACAAAATTATAACTAAAACTTGTTATAACTTTTCCATCATTATCAGGAGCAGTAATATTAACAATGGGAGTAGCCCTACCTTTAAAAGAATAAGTCATTGTTTTTATGAAACTGGTAATAATATTATAAGCTACTCCTGCGGCAGGCGCTGAAGAAAAAGCCGAAGAAACAACTGCTATACCAGTAGAAGAATCATAAGAACTTATTTCTCTTATTTCACTTCCAATTTTTAATTGCATATATTTTTCTATACCATTATGTTGTCTTAATTTTATTGAGGTTGTAGTAGAACCTGATTGAGTAACACCATTAGCAACAGGCATAGTAGCAGATGGAGAATATAGTTTTATACACCAGTTATAATCTTCACCATTAGTGAAAGTATTAGCAGGGACATTTATTCTTAAAAATTCACCATTGTATATAGGGTCTATCCAAACTGTACTTGTACCAAAGCCATTATAAACAATAGTATTAGAATTTACTTTTGTTATCTGTAACTGATAACCAATTACAGTATCACCAGAAGTTTTAATTTCCATTTCAAAAGTATTATTTAAAGTTCCATCTATTGCATTATTATTAGGATAGACACTCATTGGTTGAGTAATCATTTATTTTCACCCCATTCTTTAATTAAGGGAGGAGGTTTAACTCCTCCCTATAATTTATCTATTTTTAATCTTAACTTCCATATCATTTACTAATGCTTCGAAATTATTTGCGTCAGTCTTAATCTCGAATTTGCAATTACTAAATGTTGTACTTTCATCATTTTCAATAGTCTGCGGTTCAACCTTAGGAATAGTAGGCATCATCATATTTCTTGGATTAAATCCAATTTCACCAATATTTTCAAACAGACTTGGAATATATGGAACCATATCTTCCGCAATAGTATCAGCTAAATCTTTAGTATTATGTACTAAATCATATAGCTTTTTACCATCTTCTGCATTAAAAACGGTTTCAACATGATTTGGAGTTCCATGAAGTGCGGCGTCTCCTGTATAATCATTTACGCCACCAGAAGCGTACTTTTTCTTTTTAGTTGAACTTGAAGTTTTTTTACTTGTAGAACCTTTTTTATTTGTAGCAGAACCAATCACTCCACCAATAATACCACCAATAGTAGAGCCAATTACTCCACCTACACTACCAATCGCAGCTCCAATAGTGGCTCCAACCTTTCCTCCAGAAGAAGTTTTCTTACCACCACTACCTCCAGTAGAGGTTCCTCCAGAAATCTGAATTCCACCACTGGCTGTAGAAGCCATCTTAGCCATTGTCGCATTATATTCTTTAACAAATTTTTCTGCGGCTTCTAATCTGTCTTTATAATTCTTCTGCTCTGCTTCATACAACTCATCTAATTGAGTTTGATAAGTCTTTAATGGGTCTGTCAAATCAAGTGTAGATGTCCACTGGTTATCTAAGGCTTGTAAGTTTTGTATTGTAGAAGCAATACTTGTTCCTGTTGAAGTAGCATTTTCAGCAACATTTGCTGATTGTTGTGCTAATAATTCTTTTTCTCTTTCAGTAAAATCATCAAGAGCATCATAATACTGGGTCATTTTTTCGCCCTTAATCTTTAGATTACGGACTCTCTTTAATTCAAGAATTTCTTCCTCAGAAGCATTACGCTTTTTAGCATCCATAATGGCTTGAGAATAGTCAATAGAAGCATTATATCCCTTACCATCATATCCATAATATTTAGCTTCTAAGTCATATACATGACCAGTATTTCCACCAAAAATATCATCTGAACCTTTTTCTACGGTATATTCGGGGAACTGCATACCGCTATTTAACTGGTCAAGAACATCAATATAACCATCCTTAAATGTTTCTAAAACATCTAATCTTTGGTCAAGTATTTTTGCTTCCCAATCAGCTCCGAGTTCTTGTAATGCAATTAACTTATTTTGTTCAGTTTCATAATCATCGGCAATATTTTCCCATTTTTCTTTATATTTTTCAAGTCTGTCAATTTCATTATCAATATCGGTTTGGTCCATTTCGTTTTTGAAATCATTTAGTTCTTTTTCTGCTTCAGAAATGGCACTTTGGTCAGCTTCCCAAACCCAACCCTTATCTTCGTACCAAACTCTTTGAACTAAATTATTCTTAGCAAGTTCTACTTTACGCTCTAACTGTTTTAAAGTAATATCAGCTAAAGCCTTTTCAATTTCTTGCATTTTTAGACGCTTTTCTTCGGCGTCTGTTAATGAAGCATAAATGTCTCTTTGCTCTTCAAGATAATCTATTTTTTCTTGGATTAATGCTTTATCATCTTCATCTGCGCTTAATAATTCAGACTTCAAATCTACAAGCATATTATCAAGTTCGCCAAGAGTAGATAATGCTTCTTTTTGTTCTTCTAATTCTTCAATTCTATCATCAATTACAGAAACTACCGCACTAACAGTAGATTCCTTCATTTGTTTCTGAATTTCAAGAATACTTTCATAATAACTATACCATTGTTCTTCTAACTCTTGTATAGTTTCTTTATTTGCTTCATAGTTTTTAGCTCTTAAACGCTGGGCTTCATTATAAGTTTCTTCCATCATATTGCGATAAATCGCAATTTGCTTTTCTTCTGTGCCAGCAGTTTTAGCCAACATATTAATAGCGTGCTGTTGGTTCTTTATACTATTATTATACACTTCTTTTAGCGAACTGTCAATTTTTTCATAAATGTCTTCCAGTTCACTAATATAATCATCATAATCACCAATCTGACCAAGAGCCATCATTTCATTAACTTGACCACGATAAGCAACCCATTGTGCGGCTTCTTGTTCAGGTGACATACGACCAATTAACTTGGCGTGCTCAATGGTATTTTCAATATCTTGTCGAATTGCAGACATTTTATCTTTACCAATTTCGACAAGTTTATCCCAGAACTCTTCTGAGGTAATAACTCCTGTATTATATGCTTTCTTTAAAGCGTTAATCATATCATTATAAGAGTCTTTAATATCTTGGACACTTACATTTCTGATACGGCGCTCATTTTCAAGCTGTTCTTTATACATTTCAATCTCTGTATCAAGACGTTCTTTTAATAAATCTTTCTGTTCATAATAATTTTCCCACCAAGATTGAGATGTATCTTTGTTAGCATCATTTAAATCTTCTGTTGTACTAATGAGTTTTTCCATTTCTTTTCTTAACTCATTAGTAGCTTCAGTATCTTTACCTTTTAACTGATTAATATGTTCTTCATTTTTAATTTCTAACTTATGATTTTTAGGGTCATAATCGACTTTGAATCCCTTAGAACGTAACTCTTCAACATTAGTTTTTATAACTGCTCTACGAGCATCAGCTAAATTATGAAGAGCGACTCTTTCCTTGTCATATAATTCAATTTTTTTACCTAATAAATCATATTTCTCTTGCGAAGTTTCAGCAGCGTCTAACTCTGTATCATTCTTTTCAATCTCTTGTTGAACATCAGCCAAAGCCTGCATTGCTTTTTTAAGTTTATCAAGTTCAACAATGTATTCTTCGGTATCAGAGCCAGAGCCTCCACCACCGCCTCCTTTTCCACCTTTTCCTCCTTTACCACCAGAACCACCATTCTTATTGTAGTTCTTATTGGCGTTTCTGTTTTTTAAACCTTGTAAAACAGAAATTTGGGCGTTGATTTGAGCGATTCCTTGAGTATAGCCACTCAAATCCATATTTAAACGGTCAGTCCATGATTGCATTTCAGGAGCCGCAGCTTTTATTGCAGTAGCGGTTACTCCTTTAAAATTACCAGAAGAAGTTGAAGCACTGAAGCTCGCGCCACCAGCAGAACCTCCACCTACAGCGACTGGACCAGAATAAGTAGTCTTACCACTACCCATATTACCAATCTGTGTAGCAACGCTGGCAGATTGTTTACCAAGAGCATCAAGACTTGAAACCATGCCTTGAACATTACTTCTTGTAGCATTAGCGGCAGCTACCATAGCATTTGCTAAGTTATTAGCTGTATCATCTGCTACATCGCCAACAATACGATTATACTCTTGTATATTACCAGCCTTTGCTTCAGCGGCTGCTCTTTGAGCATCTACTTCACTTACACCTAAATCAATTAAATATTGAGTTAAGTTTTGTTCAGCAGTTGATAGCATCTGCGCTTTAGCATTTTCAATATCAACTTCGCCAGAAGCAACAGCATTAGCTAATTCAAGTTCTGCTTGCGCTTGAGCCTTAGCAGCTTCAAGTGCGGCTTTCTTAGCTTCTAACTGAGCAATCTGACTATCAATATCAGCGGCTAACATTCCTTGACGAGAATTTATAAAGTTATTATAAACTTCTTCATCAAGTAGAATTTGACCATCGGCAGTTGTTTGTGCATTTTCAAGCAACTGAGGATACATATCAGCCAATTCAGAAGCTGCTTCTGCGGAAATTTTAAATCCATCAGCAACTAACTCTTGAACGCTTGCCAAATTTTCAAATTCGGCAGTAACCTGAGAAATAACATCTTGAGTATTTGACCAACCATCAACTAACTCGTCCATATCTAACAAGCCAGTGATACCGTCCATATCAAAGTTCTTATTTAACAGAGCATCAATTTCATCGCCGATTTCAGGGAAGACTTCTTTTAATTCTAATAATTGCTTAACTTGATTTTTCGCACTTTCAATATAATCGTCAATGCTTAATGCACCAGAATTATATTGGTCATTTAAAGAACCAAGAGCCTCGCCAAGGTCGCCAACAAATTCATTGACAGTTCCACTAAAATCGCCTTTTATTTCACCAGTTTTGTCAGCTAATTGAGCTAAACCTTCTAAATTCTTATAAACTCCAGAAGTATAATCATCTAAATTAGTTTCGCCATCTTGATAAGACTTAGATAATAGATTAATATTATTAACTAATCTGTCATATTGACTTTGAGCATCATCTACAACAGTCCCAGATTCTTGCATTGCGTCTGCATAATCTTGTAGATAATCTGTCATTTCTTCTGTTGTTATTCCAAGAGCAGAGAAAGTATCTTCATATTTACTTAAAATATCAGAAATATCTCCGCCAGAAGAAAGTTTATCCATGATAGAAGTTAAATCAGATTCATCAAACAAACGCTCAATAAAATCAGAAGGATTTAACTCTAACAGTCCTTGTTCAGCTGTAGCCTTTAAAGAATCAATAAATTTAATAATCTGTTTATCAGCTTCATTATTTTTATCTAACTGGCTTAAATCAACTTTTCCAACTTCTGATAATATATTATTAGTTTCTTCAGCTAATTCATTTGTTAAAGTTTCATATCTATCTGAGTAATTTTCAAGTTCTTTAATATCTTCTTTTAAACTTTTCTTTAATTTGCCATCTCCATCAGCAATAGCTTTTTCCAAATCCGCTTTTTTTGTAGCTATCACTTGGTCAATTTCAGAAATGTCTTGGATATCAAATTTATCTTTTAATTCTTTACCGATAGATTGTCTTTCATTTATCTTATCTTTATAAACTTCTTGGTCTGTTTTATAATCATAACCGCCAGTTTCACTATTATAAATAGAATTATCAGGAGTATCATAAGCCTCTTTTAAATAATCATACTGTGCTTGATTAGCTTCTTTTGCTCTGACTTTTTCAAGTTCTTTTTCAGCAGCAAGTTGTGCTTCTGTTAAAGATACTTGTCTTTCCAAATCAGCTATTTCGTCAGCATCGGTAATTGGATCTAATTCATTAATCTGATCGTTTAAAGACTTCAAATTAGATTCCAAATCAGAAATTGTATTTTGAACTTCTGTTAAAGCATCATTTGCTTCTTGAGACTGTTCTTGTAACTCCTTTTCGGTCACCACTAAAGCATCAAATAACTTTACAACGCCATAACCAACAGCAACAATACCACCAATAGCTGCTACAAATGGTAAAATAGGAGCCAAAGCTGCCCAAATACCAGAAGCAAGAGCATAGAATGAAGCAGTTAAACCACCATTCGCTACTGTCGCAGCCACCTTAGCTGCTGTACTTAAAATTGTTGCTTTTGTTCCAGAAGCCTCTGCCGCGGCACTTGCTAACTTAGCAGCAATACCACCCTGTTCACTTGCAGTCTGCAAATCTGTAACAGCAATTTCAGACATTTTAGCAGTAGTTGTCGCAATAATAGTATCCATCTGGAAAGTTAAAGCTGTTCCTAAAGCAGTTAATACACTTAGAGCCTTTTCTCCGGCAGATTTACTATCATCACCAAGAGCAGAGAATAAAGTAGTTAATACAGGAATAGCACCAGAAATACCATTTCTGATATTATTGATTTTATTTGCATACTCTGTCATCGGGTCTAAAGTTTCATTTAGAACTTGAGCGTTTTGCTCATAACCCACTTCTAATTGATTTAATTGTTGTGTTAATTCATCAAAGTTAGTATCAAGACCTAAATCATTTTGCGCTTTAGCATTAGCCATTGTACTAATTAAAGCCTTAAACTGACCAATGAAATCTTGTAACTTAATATCAGAATTATTTAAATTATATTCTAAATCTTGAAGTTCTTCCGCAGCGGTATCTGTTAAATTAGCACTATAAGTAGTTTTAAACTCTTGTAGTTTTTTGTTTAATCTATCAGTAGCTATTACATTTCCTTCAGCATCTGCTTGTAAAGACTTAAAGACACCCTTAGAAGCACTACTGTTAGTAATAGCAGAATTAGTACGCTTATAAGCCTCATTTAATAGATTTGCACTCGCACGAACTTCTTCTATTTGTTTCTTTTGTTTTAATAACTCTTCTGTCATTTTTCTGACAGATTCAAAATCTTCTCCCTTAAAAACAGTAGAAACAGTTTGAAGTTTATCTTTATATTTAGTTTCGTCTTTTCTATAATCACTACTGTTGCGGCCGTCTTGACGTACACCAGCAGAATCAGCACCTTGGAATTTCTCTGCAATCTTTTTGTTAGCCAGATTAGAAGCTAAACCAGATAATTGCTTAGAAAATACGGTTTTAGTCATTAAACCACTAATAACACCAAGAACACCAGGTAATCCACCTAATAAATCAACTATAGTGGTTAATCCTTTTACAATCTCGTTAATGGCATCGACAATTCCAATCATGTCATCGGAATTAAACAATTCCATATATAGAGATTCCATAGAAGCCTGTAAATTCTTAGCATGAGCCGCATAAGAATCCATATAAACTTCATTTTGTTTTAAAGTAGTTCCCTCAGCATTTAAAGAGGTTGTTACTGCCTCTTTATAGTCATCCCAAGAATCGAATAGAGCAACTAAACGGTTTTGTTGTCTTGAACCAGCCAATGCAGTAGATAGACCAAACTTTACAGCCTGGTTATCAGTTTTCTGCCAAGCATCACCAATTTCATCAATAACAGTACCCAGATTACGCATAACCTTAGTACCATCTTTAGTAGTTTCAAATAAAGAAATTTCTGTATTTGTTGCCTTACTAAATTTCTCAAGAGCAGATTCAACAGAAGGAGCGCCGAACAGTTCGCCATCATCATCTTCCATTAAATCAGTAGCATTATTCTGGAACGCTAACATACGACCATAAATAGTCTTTAAAGAAGTACCAACTGATTCTGGAGCTTCTTTAGTAACAGAAACAATAGTCGCTAATTGAGCATTTAATTTGTCAATATCAATACCCGCAGCATTAGCCATTGATGCCACTTTAGACATACCAGTAGCCAATTCATAGAAGTCTGCGGCTGTTGTAGCACCTACAGCTGATAATTTATCTGTAACATCAAGAGCTTCATCAGCAGACATTTTATAACCATTCATAGTAGATGTCAGCAAATTAGACATTTCTTCTGTAGATTCACCCGCGATATTAGCACCCATGACAGTTGCTTCTGTCATTTTTTTAACATCATCCGCGGCAAGACCTTGCTGGAAATATACCAACGCTGCGTCTGAATATTCTACTGTTGAAGTCTTTAATGCCTTTGCCGCATTATTAGCTTCAATAGCAAAATTAGCCATTTCATCTTTAGAAGCACCACTTACAATACGAATATTATTTAATGATTTATCTAAATCTTTTGTGAAATAAACGGCTCTTTGAATTTCTCCAGAAAACTGGTTTACAATAGAACTTGAAATGTTCCATTTAATTGTATTATTTAAAGTTTGAGAAAATTTATAAAGTAAACTTTCTGTGTTTTTTATTTTTGCTTCAAATGTGTAAGCAGATTTAGTAATAGAGTTAAAAGCTGATTGTCCATTAACTCCTACTGTTTGTAGTTTTGCACCCAAACCCGCGGCAGACACGCCAGCATTTTCCAAATCTACTCTGACCTTATCGAAATTAATCTTACCAGTAGTATTATTAAAGTTCTTTACGATAGACTCAGATAGCTTTGAAACTTCTGCTTTCATTTGAGAGATAGTTTCTGGACTTAATCCTAATTTTACACCATTTTGTTCAATAGCATCTAAAGTACTGCTTAATTGCTTTTGTATTTGTGCTAAATTTTGAGCAGTAAAATCAAGATTAACACCAATATTTACTTGTCCAGCCATTATTTAACTCCTCCCTTCTAAAAATATAAAAAAGAAAAGCCTGCTATTATAATTCAATAGCAGGCTTATAATTAATGTTCTAATTTATTGTAAAGAGTGCGGGCAACCTCCAGATCTTCATCCTTTAACTCTTCCTTTAAAACATTTATACTCTCCATTAATGTTGGTAGATTAGCTACCAAACTCTCCATAGTTCCTGCACCAGAAACCTTATATCTATTAAAATCTTCAACGGTATCTTTCACATAACCAATCAAAGCATCAAGTTCAACTTTAGGAATCTTTTGTAGAATAGCATCAATAATACCATTATACTCTAAATAATCATAAACTCTCAAAAGATTATCAATATCTCGATTTTCAATCTCAATATCTGTATAATTTATAACAATAAAAATATTTAATAAAGCATCTAATTTAGGTTGATTAATAATCGGTTCATTTAGAACTTCCATCTTTAAAGCATCAACTAAATCCATTTTCCCCGCAGTTGGTAAATAGCTCTTAATATGAATTTTTTCTCCACCAATCATAATTTCTGCGGTTTCTATATCTAAATTGATATTATCTAATTTCATATATCCTTTGTCTCCTTTTTCATATAATAAAATAAAAGAAAGGGTAGTGTAGCATAGTTAATATACTACACTACCCATACTATATTTACTTTAGACTAAATTATTCGCCTGGGTCTTCGATAATCTGAAGAGCATACAGAACCTTATTAGTCTTGTTACCCTTAACCTTACCAGGGAACGCGTCCGCAGTGAAAGTAAAGGTAGATGGGTCTCCAGAAGGAGCCATTGTGAATGTGAAGTTTGTCTGAATCTTAGCGTTAGGAATTACCAGCTGAGCAGGAAGGTCAACGCCATCAGCCTGACGACGGAATAGAGTGTCGCCCTCAATGTAGAAATAACCTGCAAACTGATCGGCGGTAATAGTAATTTCCTTAGCGCCAGCGGCCATATCAACATAATAGTCAACAAGAACTGTAACAGTACCAGTTGCCTCAGTTTCATTAGCGAACTTAACAGAAGCTGCGTTACCAGTACCAGCACCTAATCTTTCAGAAATCTCTTCATTGCTATCAAGAATAAAACCAAAAATATCCTCATTTACCAGAGTACCATTAGCAGGTATTGCATCTGTAAGTACAACAGTAACCTTCTTAGATTCGATAGTACCAGTTACAGTAGCCTTCTGATGGACACGAACCTTATTATCGCTACCTGCCTCTAATAGACCAGCACCAGTTAGAATAGCCATACCCTCGGCAGAAATCAGAGCGTCTTCAAAGCTAAAGGTAATAGCCTTATCGCCTTCCCATGCAATCAGACGAGGATTTCCTCTACCACCCTGAGCGTATACAGTAGTAGCTGTACCTTCAGTTGTAGAAGTTTTTAAACTATCAAAATATAGTACTGGCTCGCCTTTAGCGAAAGTTGTAGAACCAATAGTAACAGGAGCAAGAGCCTTAAATACTACGTCTACTGCTTCACGAATACCAAATTTCATTAAAGTTTTACCTCCTATTTATATTTTCTTTAACCAATCTACTATATCGACCTTCGCGCCAGCCAACGCGGCTTGTAAACTATTTTCATATTGACTATATAAATTATAGCGTTCAAGTTGGTCATATAATTGATAAATTGTTAAATCTTTAATTGTACTAATATTTAAAGCATTAGTACCAATGCTTAAAATAGATACATAATGACTTAAAATATCTATTTCTTTTGTGCCGTTCATTTTCTCAATCTTGGCGCGAGTTTGTTGCATTTTTGAAGCTATTTTTTCTGCAAGTTTGCCTTTGGGATTGAGAGAAGATTGTTCAGTGATTTTATTCAACTTAAAAATTTGTTGTACCGTGTCTTTAAATTTTAAAAAGAAATTCAAATCACATTGAAAACTCGGAAATTGCTGTTCGTCTAAACTTCTCATAAATAAATTGCCATGTAGTAATTGGATTTCATAGTTTATAAGAAGTAAGTTACAGAGGTTTTCAAAATTTATTCTTAAACCTTCGTCAGACTGTAAGTATTGTAATAAAACAATATATTCATCTATATTGCTTATCAATACTTTAGCTTTTTCTTCATCTTCTGTTTTTTCCTCTATTGTTCTTTTTATTCTATCAATGTTAATTGTAAACCCATTAAGTGAATAAAAAAACCTTTCTTCACCTATTAATGCAATTTCATTGATAGTGGGTTGATGGATTTTGACCGGCGTCTCAGGTATTACCAAATCTGCTCCAATAATCAAGGTCAGTTTATCAATACTCATTTCTGTTTCAACTCCTTTTGTAAAAAGTTTACAAGAGCGTCAGCAAGTAACTGAGTATCATAAAGAGCGGTATGTCGCTCACCTTGAATATTGGGGTTAGTACCTAAAACTGTAGTAAACATATCAAGAGTAGTAGAACCTTTACCTGTTTTTGTAATAGCTTCGCGGACGGTTTGAGGAGCATCAGCTCCTATTAGATTTAATAAGTTCTCTGGATTTTTTCTTAAATTTTGATATAATCTAAAAGAACAAAAACCTACTATTTTAGCCATATCAATAATATTACAACCATAGGCTTGATTTGTATTTTTTATAAATAAAGTATCTGCGTTCAAGTTATATGAAGTCACATAACAAGTATTATTAGCTTCTAAATCATTCATAAATTGCTGACTAATCCACGCCCAATCTTGAACCAAAGGATTATTTAATATCTTCCTTACTTCCATCTTCAATGCATTTTGGTCTACTTGAATTTCACCGTTTTGTCCTGTTTGTGAGTAATAAAGTTGGCGTAATGCTTTATCATTCAACATCATTTTAGTTTCTTCCGGTAAATCAGAAGTTAAATTATCTTCTTTTCTAAGTAAATCTAAATACAGTTTTTCTGTTTGTTGAGCTTTTAATAACTCTTGCGTTCTTTTACTTCTAAACTCTTCTGCTCGTTTATAATTACTATGAGTTTCCCAATAAGAAATTGAAGAACTTAATTGTTCTTGCAGAGTAAGAATAGTATCAACTTTTTTTCTTAAAGTGTCTCTATAAATCAAATCCATTCTTGCTTCGATTTCTGCTTCTGAGAAATCATCAGAAAACCAATCATTCTTCTTTAAAGTATTAAAGAAACCATAATAACTATCATCCGCGGCTTCCTTTATCTTTCTCCAACCGGAGATTGATAATAACAACTGTTTATCAACAATAGCATCAAGATTTAAATAAGACTTGAAACCATATTGAGAACCACTGCCTATATTAAAAAAACCATAAGCAAAGTCAAAGATTACTTTTCTAAAGGTAGTAGCCTCAGTATCGAAAGTGCAGATAGAACCATCATTGTTATCTTTTATCGCAACTAATAATTCTTCAATAGGAACATTCATTATACATCATTTATTACAGTATAGCTTAATCTATAACCATAATATTCTCCAAGATTGATAGAATCTGCTCCTGTAAAATTTACCACTCCAATACCATTTAATTTAGTTTTATCTAACATTTCATTCACTTCGTGCATTATACGATGCGGACGAAGCATATAATTATCCATTATCATAATACTATCTTCGTTAGGACATAAAATTTCAATATAAATATTGTTATCCATGAACTTAGGATTGGTTTGGTTTGGAGTAAAATTATCAAAATAAATTACCATAAAAGAATTTTTTCTTGATGGAATTTTTATACGAGGAACAATTCTAATATTTTCTTTGCTGATTTCAGTTAAAGTTTTGTCGTCTTCAATATCAGGCTGTTCCAAAGAGTCTGGAGTATTATGATATAATAATTTTAATAAAGTTTGATTACTAAAAAATCTTTCAAGAATTTTCTCATAATCTTTTTGAATAGTCAAAAAATTTACTTGACGAGGTTTTCGCAAATCAATAGTGGGCATTTCCTTTAACTCCTTTCATAAATAGACTTTACTTTTATATCAAAAGTAATAGTTTTAGTTTCTTCTTCTTTTGTAAAACTATAAATTAAAGAAGTAGAACCGATTTTATTTTTTACTTTTAATTTTATCTCCTTATTACTTTCTGAAATTACATCAAAATAATTTTTATCAAAAGACCAAACACCTTGTACTTCTACTTTTTCACCATTTAAAGTATAATCAAAAGCAAATGTATTATAAGTCATAGTTTTTACAATAGACTCACCAACAATAGAAGCAACTTCATTAATAACTTCATCTTCTGTAATTGTAATAAGGTACTCATAAGTTTTATTTATATCAGGATAGTTAAAAATAATATGCGCTTCTCCCACAGAGTCAAAAATAATTTTACCATTTTCATATCGGCAATTTTCTACTGAAATCTGCGGCTTTAAGGTAGATAATTCTTTGTTTTTGTAAAGAGAAAATAATAATGTGGATTCTTGGTCACGTTTTAAAGAATCTATTCCATCTAACGAACAAGAAAATAAATAATCAATATCGATTTTGCCATCAACTATTTCATTTTCTGTATCATCTGTATCTTCATTAATTAAACTTTCAACTAATTGCAAAGTGACAAGTTTATCATAAGAATATCTATCAGTAGATTGGATTTTCCATTTTCTACCATTTACAAATAATTCAAAATATCTATCTAATAAATCCATTCCATCAGAATATTTAGGCATCATTAAATACAAAGATTGGTTTAAATTATCATATTTAATATTATGTTTAACTCCATCTGGAATAGTGGTTTCTTCTGGACCTTTTGTACAAGCCCACTCGTCATAAATAGTTCCAGTTTCTTTATCTAACCATTTTAAATGATAAAGAGCCTGACTAATATAACCTTGGAAAATACTCTTTTCAGTTTCTTCCATATCAGTTATAATCCAACGAGAATTTCGACGAACCCAATATAAAACCTCTCCGACATCGCAGTTATTTTCTGTCAAAGTAGAAAAACTTTTCTTTTCAATTTTGGGTTGAGTATTGATACCAGAAATCAAACATTTTATTTGAGATCCATCTTTTCTTTCAACAATCTCTCGATTGTAACTTCTCTCTAAAGCAATCTTAAAAGTTTTTAATTTATCTTCCTCTAATTTATTTAAAGGAATAGTAGCAGAGGTTTTTAATCTTTTTTGAAATAAATCATAATTATCAATAGACATTATAAAACCTCCTTACTTAATTAAATTAGTACATTCAAGAACTGTCTTTCTATAAAGATAAAAGTCTTCTTCTTTATCTAAAGTTTGTAGACCTTGTAGTTTAGATAAAATACGAATTACAGATACTTCATCTATTTCTTCAAATAAATCTTCAAAACCATGAATTTCTTCAATTAAAGAACTTAAATAATTTTGCCAATCATTTTTTTCTTCTCTAATCGGCAACAACTTATAAATCATATTTATCAATAATTTTTTATATTTATTTTCACCAGTTGGAGATATTTCCATTCCAAGTTTAGTTCGCATTTTCTTTACCTCCAAGTCCTGCATAATTGGTTACAATATAACCATCTTCATCTGTCTTTCTGCGTTTATATAAACGCTGAGCAGCTTTATTATCAGTCTTAAAATCATTCTTTAAACTGATTAGCTTAGACAAATGATTAGCTTGAGAGGTTAATTCAAAATCTTTTGAACTATATTTTTGCTTAGTCACATCAACAGTAGCAATCTGTCTTTTTATCCATTCTATCATCATCAACTGCGCGAAGATGTTAATTTCTTCTAAAGTAAGAATAAAATTAAATTGATATTCTTCACTTTCCTCAGAAATCTTTCCATAATCATATAATTTAAAACGAGGGAATTCAAAATTAGGGATTGCGGCAATTAAAATATTTTTTAAATCTGCCGCAGTCTCCTCTTTAGTCCACTCTAAATACATATCATCAGTAACGATATTGTAAAATGCGTCATAAATAGTTTGGAATGGAGTAGTACCATTTACTCTTTCTTCCTTGGTCATAACACTACTCCTTTCTATTGTTTACTTACTTACTACTTTATACTTCTCTTTCTTTTCTGGAAGTACAACTGGGGCAGTTCTTCTGCCATTAGTAGTAGGCTGTTTAGCGGCATCATCATCATCGTCGCGCATCATTTCAATAATCTTATTTAAATTGATATTTAACTTCTGATTAATAGCCTTAATCTTAGCGGTAGTATTAGGCATCTTCTCTAAAGAAAATTCCTTAATTAACTCTAAAACACCAATAGGTGCATAATCAAGACAGTCTAACAAAGCATTATCTTCTGCTTCATATAACAAATATTTAATTTCATCTTCAGTATAATTATATTCAGGCTGAACTTCTGCTCCTAAGATCTCAATTCGAGCAGCTTCATCTTCTATAATCACCAAATTTCTTAAAATATATTCTCCACCGGGACAAACCATTAATTCTTTTAGTTCATCAATACTAATTTGAAGTACAGACCCAGACTTAGGCCAAGAACGCGCTACACGCAGAGAATCTAACTTATAAGCAACAGAACCTTCTGTTCTACTTCTTACTGATACTTTTCTATTACCATCCATAACAATTTCTCCTTTTATTCTTTTATTTTATTATATAAAAAAAGTGGGAAGGAGGTTTTACCTCTCTCCCACAAGGTTTAATTTAATATTGTATTAAATTAATGTGCAAGGCTGGTGTCCTTGTAGACACACATATCATTGGTAGCCATTAGAGCTACACCGAACTTCTTGTAAGCTTGAATCTCACGAGACTGGTCACGGTTCTTAACTTCATCAATGATTGTTTCACCCTCAAAGGCAATCTTGACAGGCTTATCGTTACCACCAACAGGGATAATATAAGCGTAAGCCGGGTCAAAGACCTTTACAGTGTTATCCTCATCTTCAAAAGACTGAGGCATAACAATAACCTTACATCCCTTATAGACACCAACATAACCCTGGGTTCTCATAGCAACCTTATCAGCATCAGAAATCCAGTTAGTTTCAGGAACAATCTTAGTAGCTAACTCAAGAGTAGCATAAATTACAGGCTCACCGTAAGCACGAGAAACTGTTAACAGCTTATCGAATTCTGCCGGAACAAAACCTGCGCCATTAGCCTTGTTAGCACCAGGAAGCTGGCTTTCAACAGACTTCATAGCCTTAGCGATTTCACGATAAACGCACTCGTCAAGACCCTCAAGCAGAATATCCAGTAAATCAGCGAAGTCGATTAGTCCATCCAAGAACTCTTCCAGACCAATCTGAGCAGCTCCGCCGTATGCAGTTGTTTCTACTTCGTAGAACTCTTTATCCAGCTTAAAGACTTCATAGATACCAGCGAGACCGACCTTGGTAATAAACTGCTTAGCACGCTTCTTACCAGCTCTCTTGACGAACTGAGCTGTTTTGCCCTGTCCGTACTGCTTAATTTCAGCCCATTCTCCATAAGCCTCAATTACTCTCTTAGGAAGAACATCATCAATTACTTCCTGCATAATTTCAAAAATATCATTCTTGTTACGTCTATAAGCGTTGTAAGTACCAGCCATTTCCTTAAACTCATCACGAAGAGTCTCATTTAGAGCCTCATAGCTGTAATTCTTACCGTTATAGCTGAAAGTTGCGCCAACCTTTTTAGGAGCCTTGGCTACTTTCTTAGCAAGAATAGTACAATTCTTCTTATCTAAAGCCATTATTTCAAATCTCCTTTCTTAGATTAGCCACCAGCATTAACATCATGCTTGGTGTACAACTTCTGAACTTTAACAGCTTCCTGTCCATCAGGCATTGTAGTCTCCTTAACGATTACATAAACTTCATCGCCATTAGCAGGAGAAGCCTTCTCTGTCAGAATAGCAACATTCTCGCTGACAGTAGGAACAAGTAGCTTACCAACTCTGCTACCCTTAGCAGTAGTTACATTAACAAGGTTAGTAGTGAAAATATCACCATCATTTACCTTAAACAGTCTTGGAGTAATAACTCCATCAACCATTTCAGACTTCTTTAGAGCGAAATCCTTGTAACCCTGTCTTGCGTTATCATATAGCTTAATTTCATTAAAAACAAGCATGAACTCACCAGTAGTAGCGGCGGTAGAAACACTGCACTTACCAGCGGCATAATCATATTTTAAGAAAGAGCCATTCTCTAAAATTTCAACGGCGTCATCGCAAGGTAGCTGAGCATAAATCTGAGCTGTTCTCTGAGCAGACAGATGATTAGGCTCGACCTGACCATAGCCATTCTTTGTTAAAAGTGCCATTTTATATCCTCCTTCAAAAATTTTTAGTTTTCTCTATCCTCTACAGCCTTTAACCAAGCTGGAATATCTTCACTTGGGGCAGTATGAGGTTGTGGAGTCAATACTCCATCTGCTTCAGAAATCAAACTAAAGCTAATTCCCTTTCTAAAAGCGATAGCTGAAAGTTTATCTTCGATTTCCTCTACGCTAAATTTATCTTTGTTAGCCTTAATATCATTTAAGACTTCCTCACCTAAAACAGCGAACTTAGCAAAAACAGTATCCTTTGCTTCATTCTCTCTTGCAGTTTCCTTTTCAATCAATGCATTATAGCTGGTTTGCAGAGTATTGAAATTCTCCTGTAGAGCAGCAAAATCATTCTGTAGCTTTGTAAAATCTGCGGCAGAAGGACCAGCAGGTTCAGCACTTGGCTCAACTGTTGGCTCGACAGCCGGTTCCACTGTTGGTTCGGCAGGTTCAGTAATAGTAGGCTCAGTTACAGTCGGCTCAACGGTAGGTTCTACTGTTGGCTCTACAACAGGCTCAACTACTGGCTCAGTAATAGCAGGTTCTACTACTGGTTCTACGATAGGCTCAGTTGTTACAACTGGCTCTGTAATAGGTTCATTCATTCCTGCGTTACCTCCTTCGGGATTTTTTTCCAGAACCTTGTCAAGTTCGAGCATAAATGCCGCGAACTCATTCTCGAATTCATCATTTTTATTTAATGAATACAGCACTTTAGGAGCACCTATTGACGCGCCTTCAAAACAAGGCTCTACATCGTCTCCCAAAATACATAATGCAGAAATATTAGCTTCATTAAATATAAAAAATTCTTCTTCTTCATTATCAAACTTTGCCCAGTCGCCTATGATGCTATCTGGGAAAAATTCCATTGATTGTCCTTTATTATGTTCCAGAACACTTTGTAGCTGAGGATAACGACCTGTCCACAAATAACCATTGCAAACAAGATATTCTCTAACTACTCCATCTGCATCAGCAAATTGTTGCCAAACAATCGGACCATTTTCAGAAACCGCACCATAAGGTACAGTCTTAGTGACCATTTTTATACCATTTTTATTAATGATTAACTCCTGTTCATGGTCTTCAAAATCCTCAATTTCTTCATTGTAATAAGCTACAATAGGAGAACGAGGTAAAGTTTGAGCAATCTTTTCACCTACAGGTTTGGAAATGTAACTTCCATTTCTATTCTTTCCTGTATAGAAAACCTTTATCTGACATTCCGAAATGTAAGGATTCACAGGAGTAATATTAATAATCTCAAAAGAGAAATTAGTAGGTATCTTTCTTGGCATTAATTTCACTCCTTATGACATACTTTCTTTATTTTGAATTGTCTTTTCAGACTTTTCACTATCGTCCTTTTCTGGCGCTCCAACTTTACCCTCGCCGTTGGTGCCAGATGTGGTTGTTTTGTTCTCATTATTAGATGAATTTTTTGCTGATTGGGTTGAACTGATTTGTACGGGCGTCATCTTTTCATTTAAACCTAAAATATTATTTTCATATTCATTCATAGATAAAAATTCTGTTTGTGACATACCTATAGAAATCGCCGGCAACAACTTGGAATAACCAGCGGTTGCCTGTTCTTTATATACTTTTTGCATACGCTCTCTATTATAAATAGAAAGTTGCGGAAAACTTATTTTAAACTTAGTTTTCTTTTTAAAAGTATATTCAATAATTTCATTCATCTTTTGTTGGTATTGATTCAATAGATAAAACATTAAAGACTCATCGTTCATAATAGATTTTTCAAGAGCAATATTACCATCAGTAGCAAATAGCATCTGAGAAATACCTGCTTCATTGAAGACTCCTCGTTCTACCTTAGCCAATGGGTCTTTATTAGATGTAGCTGTTGAATTATCCAAATCAATAGCATCAATATCACCAAAAGTTGTAAGCACATCAACATTAACCGCATTGTTTAACATTCGGCATACATTGTTGTGCATCTCTTGTGCTTCATCTAAATCAAAAACCATTTCACTATTCTTATCCAGCGGCATCTTCTGAATAATGATTTTTAATAATTCTTGCATTGTCTTCTTCATATCCAACTGTTTAGCTTCATCTAAATCTAAAATAGTCGGAATAACTGCGGAAAAGAGAGGAATATCGTTTGTAAATAAAGAAAACTTCATTGATAAATTAGTGTCACATAGGAACCACGCGCCACCATCATTTTTATCAGTCTTTAAAGTACCATTTTTATAAGCGATATAGTTCTTCATAAATTCTTTTGGAAAAGAATTCAATACAATCATCTTTTCTTCTGGATTAGCGAACTGTTCATCAAAATACTTTACATTGAATTCCACTGCGGGAAGACCATTGTACTTATATCTTGAACGACAATACTTTACTGGCAGTTCCAATATAGTACCGACAGTTTTCGCGGTGTTGTTAATCATGTATCCATAAAAAGCACCGTTTAAAATTACTCCTAAAGACACATCATAGAAAGTGGTTTTAATATTGACATTATCTAAATAATTTAATACAATGTTAATATCTTTTCTAACATTTTTTACACTGTAACCATCTTTCAACATATAAGGATAAGCGTACCAGTCATATGTTAAAATACCTGCAAGATATTTTACAAATCTCGCATAAATACCACTGATTCCATAAAAATAATTAGACAGCTCTCTTAGGAAATCTTTATCTTGCTCCTCTAAAGCACGAGTTATTCTTTCCTCATTAATATAACTATTTCTATATTTAGATTTCTTAAATTTGTCCAACTCTAAGACCGCATCTTGAGCGACTTCCATTCCTCTAATCCACTTAGCGAAATTTAAACTAACACGCTCTTGTTGACTTGGACCGATGTAATGTTGTCTAATCGGAATCACCTCCTGACCTTAAATTTATTATAACAAATTTTTTACTCGATGTCAACTTATCTTAACTCTTCAACTCTATTAAAAATATAATCATAATTAAGATTATCGTAATCCCAATAAGGGATTGTTAAAAGGGGAATATTCTTTCGCAAGCAATATTCCCTTTTCTTAGTATCATTATATTTTTGAATTTGAAGATGTTTTTGACCTCCAAAATGCGCCACGCTTGTATAATGCTGTTCTCCTTGAAATTCAATTAGAAAATCAATATTACCATCATCATCAAAAACAGCAAAGTCGAAGCGCAATGGACGACCACTTGTACTAATTAAATCTGGAAAAATATATTCTCTTATATATTTAATATTATTAAATTTTAAAATATCTTCTATTTTTAATTCGCCACGACTTGACGCCATTTTAATTACCTCCCTGGAGTGAAGAACATGAAATCAGAAATGCGTCCACGCTTTTTCTTCTTTCCAGACTCCTCTAAAATCTTAATATAATATAAACCATATTCAAAAGCAGAGAATTTATCCTTTTTAATCTTTTTATTAACAGGGTCTAAGGTTAAATATTTTCCTTCTCTCTGCTCTTTCAAATTCAACATTTCTTCTCTTAAAATGGAAGTTAAAGTAAATGGTTTTAGATAATTTGCCCTTTGTTCAGAAGAAGCCGCTGCGCCAATCTTAGTAGCTAAGAATTTAGCTTTTGCCACACGCTCATCAATTAAGAACTTAACTTTACCAGAACTAATCTGACTCAATACATTGGTATGAGCTTCTGTATTGATTTCTGCATTAGCTTTAATAATATAAACAACTTCTCTTTCTGTATCATCAGTAATAAATTTCTTATATAATCCATCTGGGTCATTGATAATACCAAAAGGAGGATAAGTCTCTCTTGTATCATCATCAACTGTCTGCACAACCATACAATCTATTAAACCAACACCCAAACCATTACCATCTATTACAATAGCACGAGGATTATATTTATAATAAAGTCGTTTAATTTTTAATGCTTGCGCCTGGAAGTGTTCTTCATCAAAAGTATAAAGATTAACCAAAGTTTTTATAGCAAGTCCTTTAACCTGCGGCGTTACCTTAAATACCATAACCGCAGATTGACAACCAATACGACCTACGTCAACAGAAAGAACATAATATGCTTTAGCAGTAGTTCTACCACTATATTCATATTCAGGTTGTTTTAATACACGATATTTATCAAATAGTTCAGGTTTAAAGAAAGCGTCTTCAACAGAGCCAGACCATTCACTTTCATATTCTCTTGCGAAAGAAGTTTCATTGAAAGTACCATCTAATTTCAAGTCTGTAACAAAGTTCTTATCTAATAATTTGTGCATTACAGGAATACGCCAAGTGCCACCAAAGACAAAGGCAGATTCTGGACGAACAATTTGCCAAATCAATAGCTGCAATAACTTGTCATAGCTGAAAGTTCCTTTATAGCCTGCGGTTGTAACATAAATTTGAGATTTGTTTAAACTCTCATTGTCATCAACCTTACCATTCTTGGCGCGACGTGATACGTTCATCAAAGGAAGAATAACTTCGTTCAATGCTTGTCCGTCCACCAAGATAACTTCTTCTATTAAACCTCCATGTCTACGGCCACCACGAGTAGAGTTTCTCGCGGCAACTACATCCAAACGAGAACCATTTTTAAATTCAACTTTAACATAATCTTTACCAAACAAAGTTTTCTTAAAATTAATCTCATTTTTCAAAGCAGGAATCAATTCAATTAATTCCTCAATCTTCTCTTTGGCGATAGAAGCACCTTGCTCTTTTGTACCAGATACAATAAACAACTTTGCGCCTGGATACAAGATACATCTAATCATTAACACTAATACTGCCAAGAATGATTTTGAAAATGCACGAGGGAATGTAGCATAACAGTATTTATGACGAATCGCTGCGCGCAAGAATAATCTTTGATAAAAGAATAAATTAAATTTAGAATTTTTAGGTAATAAAAAATCAATAAATAAATCTGGATATTCACGCCAAAAAGACGCATATTGTTTTATAATTGGTAGAACCTCTATAATACGTTCTTCAGATAAGCCTATCTTTTGACTGCTTCGTTCAATATTTAAAGCGTCTAAAAGCCCATCGCTCATTTTATATTCAGTATTTTCTAATACCTTTTTAAGAGCGGGACTATATTCATATTTTCTTATATTTATACTCATGTAATATCTCCGCTCTTTTTCAACATTTCCTCATCTAATTCAACTTCTTCATCTATCATATTATTAAATTCTTCATAATCAGAATCTTGAATTAGCTCTTGTTCCTTTTCAGACAAAATAACAACATCATCGTCATCTGTCATTTCATCTTCTTCCTTGTTTTCCTCTTGAATCATCTTTTGTAGATAAACTTCAATCATATTACCAAGGTTCATTTCATTCATAACTAACTTTCTCATATACTCATTCATATCTTTTAAAGTATAATCGACAATATCTTGTCTTTCATCATCGTGATATTTAGGAATAAATCCTTGTTCCTCACATAAAGAAACTAAAATACCAACTGCATCAGTATAATCTTCGCTTTGCTCTTTATTTTGAGCCGCAGTAAATTTTGCAGATTTCATCAATAGGTCATAGATTTTAGTCATCTTTTGGAAGCCATCAATATCATTAACCTCAAGAGCCTGGTCAATCTTTAATGATACACGACAAATCTTTAACAAGTAATCAAAGTGAGAAGCAGTCCTAATATCATAAGATTCAATCATTTCATTATACAGCTTTTCCAATTTGATACATTCTGGAATTGTGTAAGTACGACCCCATTTTTGCAGCAAATACTGCTTATCTTCTTTTGTTAATTCATCAAAATCAGTATTAATTTCTTCTGGTTCATATAAATCCTCAGGTTTCTTGAACAATTCTGCCTTTTCTTCTTCTGAAAGATTACTCAAATCAATCTCTTGTAAATTTTCCAAAGTTGCGCCCGATGCTTGAGCATCTCTATATTTATTAATCTGCGCCAGTTTTTCAGCTTTTGCTTTTAATTCTCTAATTTTTTCTTCTTCTACAAATTTTTCTGTGTCAGCAAAATGATATTTACAATATTGTTTTAATTTCATTTTAGCAAGATAACGACCAAAAATAGCTGTGGCAGTTGTCTTAGGATTATTTCCATATCTATCTACTAAAATATTCCATTCTGCTTCAATAAAAGGAATATCAATTTTTTCTAACAAATCTAAAAAAGTAGAAGGTTCATGTATATTAATATGCATAGTAAAACACTTTTTACATTCATCTACTACACCATCTGGCGGATACAAATCTGTGCGTCGAGATACATAAAAATTTTGGTCTTCACGCATCAACTTGCCGCATTTACTGCACTTTCTTTCTTTAGCTCCTTCTATAGCCATTAAAAGTTTCCTCCTTTAATAAAAAGGGATAGTCCGAAGACTATCCCTAAATAATTTTATAACTTCTCAGCTAATTCCGCAAACTTAGAACGATAAATATTAGGAAGATATATATAAGAGAAGTCTTCTTCTCCTGTAAAAACTTCAATAACTCTTTTTAATCCGCTACCATCATTTGCGAAAATTTCTTTATCCACCTGTGTCTGAGGGTCTCCTTCAATAATTATCTTACTACCTTCCGCACAGCGCTGGATAGCCAATTTTATTAAATCAATAGAAAGGTTCTGAGCCTCTGTGATATACATTATATCACCTTTAGCAATTTCTATTCCACGAATATCAGAAAAGGGATATAAATTTAAACTTCCCTCTTGAATTAATCTTTCTACTTCAGTTATGTCACCGATCTTATTTCTTAAAATACTACCAATAAAATTCTGTAGTAATTTGTCATCTCTATCACCTGGATAGAATCCTAATTCCTCTGCGCCCCTTGTTTTTACAGGATTGACAAAAATATGGACTCTGGCGCCTTCTCTTATCTTTTGTAAACAATAAGCCATAGATAATAGAGTCTTACCTGTACCTGCAGGTCCAATAATAACGCTCATTCTGTCTTTATACAAAGAATTTATCGCGCACATTTGATATTCATCAAGAGCAGAAACTTGGAATAAATAATTTCCAATTCCGGTTAAACCTAAGTCATCATATAAACCTTCACCCAAATATTTATATGCTTTTAAAAAATTATCTTCTAAATCTCTGATTATTAAATATTGACCTGTGGGAACCTCATAATCTCCACCTGTCTCTTGAAAAATCTCAAAATCTTCTTCGTCCATATTTACTTCTACGCAACAAGTAGGTAGAATTTTATTTTCGTAATAGTTGATACAAGGAATACCTAAAGCCTCGGCTTTAATTTTCATTCCGATGTCATTAGTGACAAGCGTATAATTGTAGGTCTGAAAATAAGAAATAATAATGTCATCAATATAAGTAGTATTTTTATTAAAAGTATGATAAAAGGCTTGAGATTGATTTAAGAAATGTAATTTATCTATATTTTTATTTATATTTCTTATCGCACGTCTTGCTTGAAATCCTTTTAATCCTTCTGCGGTTTTATGTTTATCTAATTCACTTAAAACCTCAACCGGAATATAAATTTCTTTTAACTTATCAATAATACCATCTAAAGTATTTAATGACATTAGTACATTAGTATCTACAATATACATTAGTTCAACTACCTTTCTTTTTACTGCACCTACATTCTTTACAAATACTATAAAATCCGTTTTTACTACTATTATTTTTGGAAAAAAACTTATTGTGTAATAACTTAACTTGCCCGCAACGATTACATTTCTTCCATTTTCCTTTTTCGACATTAGTATAATACCAAATCAATTCCTGCTTTTCAGCTTCATCCGCAATCAACTTAGGAATCTTATTATTAAATAATGAAGAAATATATTCGATTGAATAAGTTTTCCCGTATTTCTCTTGTAAGGCTTTTCTTATATCCTGATTTTGTAAACCATCAATTTTCATTATTACAATATCATACAACATTGGTTCTTTCTCTTCCAAAGCCGCATCTGTTAGATTTTCAAAATCAGCTAAAATCCAATACATTGTCTTTTGTATATCTTCGCAAAGGTTAGTTTTTAATTTTGAATAATTTTGAAGGAACGCCGCCACGTGTTCCCAGTTTTTAAAGTCTAAGAACAAATCCCAATCTATATCAGAAGGACCAGTCTTTGAAAAACTTTTTAAACGAATAGGTTGTCTATAAGCATCTTTTACCATATATTGAGTTTGTGATAAATCAATAATGGCTTGACATACGATGTAATTTTTCTTTTCTATTTTCTTATAACTTGCTATTGCTTCTCTTATTTGTTTAATAAAAGGAAGTTCTTCAATATCCTTCTTTGTAATGCTTACCGAGGGTGATAATAAGTAATTTTTACTACTTGGATTAAAAAGTTGGTAAACACCATCTTCTCCATTTTCAAATTTAGATACCAAACCTTCTAAACTGGTTTCTCTTTTGTTTACAGTTGCCATTCTATTTTGAGTTAAAATTTTTCGCTTTTTTCTTTCTTCTTTCTCAACACAATTTATTAAATAATTTGATAAAGTTTCTAAATTTTTAGGAGTGAGATTATCCTTGTTCTCTTCACAAATATTTTCTACAATCTTCATTCGTTCATCAATATCTAAGATTGTATAATCTAATTTAATGTTCAAGTTATCCCTCCTTATATACATATTATACGAAATTTTTTTGGAACTGTCAATCTTCTGGACAAATCTATTTAATTTTTATATAATTATTATAGGATAAAAAATAAAGGTGTGATAATATGATAACAGTTGGTCCAGTTGGAAGTTTCTTAATGAAGATTTCGCCAGAATTTTCAAAATACGCAGAACAAGAGTTAGGATTAAAAGACCCATTCGCCGCAAACATGGAACATTTTCGCAAAACTCACCCCATTACTCATAACCCAGATGGTAGTATGAGTATGGAATTTAATCCAGATAGTGAAAGCCGCAAGCCATATGATAATGAATATATAAATAATTACATCATTCAGCGCAATATCTATGAATTCAATAGAGTAATGGAAGTATTTGGATATGAAGCCGCAAAGAAATATTGTTTAAAAGAAGGCGTAGATTTAACAAAAGTACAACCATGTGAAGGCGCAGATGGTCAATGTAATATGGATTGTATTTATTTTCAAGGAGGTTGTCGTAATGATAAATAATAATAAAGAAATAATAGAAAAAGTACAGCAATTAATTAATAATGATACAGATTTTATAGTTCTTTATTACAATAGAGATAACATCACATTAGAAGAACTTGCCGCATTTTACCAACAGCTTGATTCAAGTATTAAGCCTGCTCTTGAGCGTCCTATTCATTTCATTTGTTGTGATAATCATTTTAAATTGGAAAGCCGCACAAAAGAAGACATAAGAGAAATGTTGTATGATGAAGATGATTATTGTGATTTCTGCGGCGAGGAGTATGCTGTAATGAGCGGGAGCCGCATGACCGCAGATGCTTTACATAAGGGTTGTACTGCGGTCTATTGTCCTAAATGTGGAAGGAAGTTAAAGAAATAATAATTATTATTTCTTTCTTTTGGTTATTTTTATGGTTAAAGTAAAATTGAAGCCCTCGTTTGAGGATTGCCGCATTTGTATTGATTTTATGTTGAGTGGAAAGATACTCGATTGCCGCAGGTGTTGGCGCATAAGTAATGTTTTTGAATTGGTAGGAGTGGAAAAAGGTTTTTGGTGGGGAAAATATGCGATTATTAAAAAGAATGAAGAAATTTATAAAGTTCCTTATTATAGAGTAGAAATTATATCGGAGGATAAAAACAATGAAGATTGATTGTAAAACAATAGCAGAAAGAATGAAGGAAGAGATAAAGAAGAAATGTGCGGGAAAGGGCTTGCGGTTCGGCATCGTGCAAGTTGGAGATAACCCCGCGTCAAATGCTTATATTAAAGGTAAGATGAAAGATTGCGCGGAAGTGGGAATTGAGGCTTCTGTTTTTAAATATTATGAGGGAATTTCGCAGGAGTCTTTGAGAGAGAAAATTTCTTTCTTAGTTAATAGTAATACTTTAGATGCTTTAATTATTCAGCTTCCTTTACCAGAACAGTTGTGCTTGGAGGGATTAGTGGATTTAATTCCGGCAAAGATGGATGTTGATAACTTGAAGGGGACTTCTCCTTTTATTCCTGCAACTCCAAAGGGAATTCTGATGCTATTGGATTATTTAGGTGAAGATTTATGCGGGAAGCATTTGGTAATGATTGGTAGAAGTAGAATTGTGGGTGAACCAATGGCGGCTTTAGCTATTGGAAGAAATGCTACTGTGAGTATTTGTCATAGTAAGACTCCGCCAAATGTTTTGAAAGAGTTGTGCCGAAGTGCGGATATAATTGTGAGTGCGGTTGGAAAGAGAAATTTTATTGAGAAAGATATGATTAATACCGCTAAACGGCAGTTGCTTTTAGATGTAGGGATTAATAGAAATGATGAAGGAAAGTTGTGCGGAGATGCGAATTCTGAAATTTATGATATTGATACTCTTGATTATACTCCAGTACCAGGTGGTTTGGGTTTAATGACAAGGGTAGGGTTATTGGAAAATATTAGTGGGGTAAGGTAAAAAGGGGAAAAAGTATTCGTTTTTTAAATTGAAATCGTTCTTAGAATTGAAAATGGTTGAACGAACGGAATTGAGGTGGTTATATCACTTTTCTACTTTTGAAAAAAATTTTTCCCAGAATATACCCCCATCTATATTAGAAAAGTCTATTGACAGGTTTGCCAGAAAGTCTCTTAGTGTTTAGTTCATACCCCTCCATCGGGCGCCTGCGACCGTTGATTAGAGTGTAGCACACTTAGGCAAGTTTGTCAAGAGCTGAAGAAAAAATATATTATACAAATTCCTTTCCCGAAATTTGTGCAAAATAACCATTGACTTCTTTTATTATTTATAGTATAATAAATACAGAAAGAGGGAAGGAAAAACAAAAGAGATTCCATTTCCAGCTTCTACCAAAAAAATATTTTTCAAAAAGGTATTGACAAACTAAGGTGTATCTGTTATAATAAAAGTACAAAAGGAAAGGTAATAACCGAAAGGGGAATTTAATTATGAAGAAGATCTACTTTGATATGGATGGCACTGTGGCTGACCTGTATGGTGAAAAAAATTGGCTGAATAACCTGCGGAATGAGCGTGAGGGTTCTTTCATCAACCTGCGGCCTCTGGTTGACATGAACGAGCTGGCCATGGTCTGCCATCAGCTTATGAACCTCGGTTATAGCTTTGGTGTCATCACTTGGTTGCCGATGGGCGCAAGCTATGAGTTCGAGCGTGTGTGTGAAGAGGAGAAGAGAGCTTGGATTGAAGAGTTTATGCCTTGGGTGAGTGAGTTCTATGCTCAGAGCTATGGAGTGCCTAAGCAGTACGCACCGAGCAAGAGAGCCGCAGAGATGATACTGGTTGATGATAACGCAGAAGTCAGAGCCATGTGGAACACAGAGGTACAGAGAAGTAGCATTGACGCAACGCAAGATATTATAAAAGAATTAAGGAAACTACTTGACAACTAAAGGCAGGTATGGTACAATAGAGGTACAGTAAGAGAGAGGAGCAAGACAATGAAGAAGGTACAGTTAGTTATCAATGTGGCTTGTGTTGCCTGGTTAGCGTGGTTTCTTTTAAGTTGGGTAGATGTGATACTTCATAACACAATGCCCAATCCGGTCTATCAGTCTTGGAACTTATTTACTTTAATCTTTTGAGGAGATGTTATTATGAAAGACAAGAAGATGTTTGTTCTGTTCACTATCACTCTGTTGGTAATGGCACTGTTCACTTCGATGATACGAATGGACATCAAGGAAGTGAAAAAGGAAATCACTTCCATTCCTGCACAGGAAACAACAGAAGAAAGAGATATGGGAAAATGTGGTAATCCAACTAACGCCTTCACTCGCGTGGTGTGCGGTGAGGTGACAGCCATTGATGAAGACACTAACACTATTGAATTGACAGATGAAGATGGTGAAGTATGGACTACTGAAGTAGGTTATGCTTCTGAATTTGACCTTAATGGTTATTACTGTATCTTCTTTGATACAATGGGAACAGATACCATTTATGATGATGAGATTGCTAAATTGTGGAAGGAAGTTTGGTAATTTTTAGAAAGAAGTTTGGTAAGAAATTACCAAACTTTTTTTGTGCAAAATAACTATTGACAATAAAGAAAATCTGTGGTAAAATTGAGTGCGCCGCGGGTGGGCGCTAAACTTGTCAAGGGGCATAATGCACAAATTTTTGGCTTGCGATTTGGTCATTTTGACTATTTACTATCTTCCCGAAATAGGTTATAATGTAGATACAATAAAGGAGGAAAGAAAAATGATTATTGCTATTATTATTCTGACGGCTCTGCTGTCTTTCCAGTTTGTGGCTTCTATTGAAAAGGAGTGCGGCGGACTTTGTGTAATGTTCGCTCTGGAAATTATTCTTTTTGCGTTTATTATGAATGGAGTGACTTTCTAATGAAGATGTTTCTTTTGGGTTTTCTGGCTTGCTATGTTTTGGCTTCGTTATTATTCTTTTTGTATGATGAATACAATGTAGAAGCTATTGATTTATTCATCAAACCGTGGTGTGTATTAGCTATTGTAGCTTCTTTTGTCCCTATTTGGATTTACAAAATCTTTCGCTATTGGATTTATGGTGTTGAACAAAAGAATGTAGATTTGACTTTGAAAACTGCGAAAAAGCGTAAAAATCTGCATTTATTTGGACAGGTTTGGTTCTATGTAGACTATGATGCAAGAGCATTAACTAACAAATTCTTTTTCTATCGGATAAAAAAGACTTGACAAAATCAAAAGCCTGTGCTATAATGTAAATACAATAAAGGAAAGAGGTAAATAAAATGAATACTCTGGTAATCGTTCTTTTGTCCATTCTGGCTTGGCAGTTGGTGGTAGCTATTGTGTGCTTTATCACCAATGAGAATGAAACTATTGTCATGCGAACGGCTATTGGTTTTTGGCTCTTGCCGATTGCACTTGTTGACATTGTTTATAAATGTGTTTCTCTGATGGTCGGTCGGCGTTACAATCTTTATCAGTTCTTTGGAGTGGTAGAAGGACAGTCTACATATCTCAACGGTTGGTGTCATAATTTTTATATGACCCCTAAAACCGCAAGCAAATTCGCAAGACTGTATGGAAAAGATGAAGATGTCAAAGAAAACTATTCTATCCGACTTTTACGAGAAGGTAAAGAATTTAAATCCGCACCTTACAAACAGGAGATTTTAACTGATCAGAAACTGGAACAGGGATTCAGTGGTTATTCTGCGGACTGGCTCAAAAAATTTCTGGACAAGGCTTGACAAACTAAGTCCTTTGTGATATAATAAAACCATCAAGAGAGAAAGGTTCTGATCAAATGCTATTTATTGTTTCTGCTATTTACTACAACTACAAAGCAAGCGACATGGGGCGTTATCTCTATGAGATGTCTGTTGTTGGGCAGGAAAATGCCTATCTCATCGGACAAAAGCTCATGAACGCAGATAATGTTCTTGCGGTTGACATTATTGACGCTATGACTGGTGAAGTCATTGAAAATTGGGAGAAGTGAAAGATCGGCAGGGTATACCAAAACCCTGCTGTTTTTTGTCAATTTTCACTATTGACAAAACCATAAAAAAGTGATAAAATTTGCGCCGGCCGCGTGCGGCCACTATTTCCAGTATACCACAGGTTGGCACTTTTGTCAATAGGCAGAATAAACAAAAAATAATAATAAAATTATCCCGGAATTCGTCATTTTGATGATAGACAAATAGGTGGCTATCTGCTATAATAGATAATGTCAGGAGGGAGTAGCCCAAGAAATCCAAGGGCGCGCGACCTTGAGAAAGTAGAGGAAGAAAACAAATTGAGTAGGCTCAACTACAAGTCGCAATTGTGGGGATTAAGCTGAAAAAAGTTTGCAAAACCTCTTGACACCAAGCACATAATGTGCTATAATAAGTACATAAACAAGAGATGAAGAAACGATGGTACGCTTCATTTCAGAAAGAGGTTCAACATGGAAAAGATTGACAGACGCCGCAAGTATGTCCTTGTTCTGGATATTGAAACGGCAAACATTACTGAGGATGCCCTTGCCTATGATGTAGGTTTTGCGGTGGCTGATAAAAAGGGCCGTATCTACGAAACCCATTCTTACATGGTCGCTGAAATGTTCCTTGACAATTATAACAAGCCCTTGATGGATACTGCCTATTATGCTAAGAAACTTCCTAAGTATTGGGAAGATTATAAGGCAGGTAAGCGCAAGTTGGCTAAGATTTTGACGATCCGCCGTATTGTTCGACAAGTGATGGAAAAATATCGTATTACTGATGTTTTCGCCTACAATGCGAACTTTGACAAGACTGGTCTTGACAGAACTGTTAGATATTTGACTAAATCCGAGGTTCGCTTCTTTTTCCCCTATGATACAAAAATCCATTGCATTTGGCACATGGCAACGCAAGTTATTTGTCAGCAAAAAACCTATTTCAAAAAGGCGATTGCTCACAAGTGGATTTCCGCAAAAGGCAATTTGCAGACTTCAGCGGAACTGGTATTTGCTTACATTTCCGGCAACCCTGATTTTCAAGAGGAACACACCGGACTGGAAGATGTTACCATTGAAGTAAAAATTATGGCTAAGTGCTTTGCACAGCACAAGAAAATGAAAACCAATATTTACCGGCGCTGTTGGGCGATTCCGCAAACTTCTTTCAAAGAATTTGCGGAAACCGCTTGACAAAAGCAAGAAAGTATGATATACTTTAGGTACAGTAAAGGAAAGGAATTGATACTATGATGACTAAGAAGATGCTGACTGCCGAAGAATGGATTAAAAAGAACATTGGCGTAGAAATGCCGAGAGGACAGATTAACGGTGAATGGTTTTTCTCCAATGGCCTGCCGATGATTGTCAGATGTCAGTGCTGTGACAGCTCGATGATTCTGCCTTCTGCAATGATCGATGAAGAGGGTAATATCTTCTGTAAGAGTTGTGTTGGAGAAGATTAAAATCTTCTCCAAACCTCTTGACAAACTTCTCAAAGTATGTTATAATACAAGTACAGTAAAGGAAAGGAGAACAAAAGAAAATGAAGTGGAAAGAGCTGGTAGGACTCGTCGACCAAGTGTTTGATGATGTCGTGCGGGAAGATGGTGCAGAGTTCATTATCTGTCCCGAATGTGGCGAGCCGATTTATGAACAGGATTACAAGGAGAATAACCTTTGTCCCTGTTGTGAGTTCGATTTCTCGGAAGTGTAAAAACTTCCGAGAAAAGAAAAAAAGTGCTTGACAAACTCTAAAACCTATGATATAATAAGTATGTAATCAAGGGAAACCTTGTTACAAATAAAAAATTTGGGTAGCGACCTACGCTGAAAGGATATGATTTTATGGCTAAGAAGACTAAGAAGATTAACCCCAAGGACACCCAGAAGAACGAGGTCATGACTGTGGTTCGTGAAGCTCTTGCGAACGCTGGTTATGAGGTTCTGGATGGTGAGGACTTTGCGATGACCAAAGGCACGGTTGTTATCCGTGCGGGCGTATGTGATGTCCAGTTGAAGCCCATCACCCCGAAAGCTGGTATCGACCGCTATGAAGTGGTGGACGATGACGCCGAGTAAGGCAAAAATTGGGAGAGAGAAATCTCTCCCTTTTTTTTGTGCATTTTTACCTATTGACAAAACCAAAAATTTGTGGTATAATTCGGCCCGGCGCTGGCGCCGGCTAAATCTGTCAAGTGGTAGGTTGCACAAATTTTGGAGCAGAATTTTGTGCATTTTGACGATTGACAAAATTCCCAAAATACGATATAATATATTTACAGTAAAGGAAAAGAGGTAATATTTATGAACATGAACTTACTTTTAATCTTTGTTGCGCTCTCGATTGTCAATGTTATTTTTTCTACCATCAAGAGCATTGTAACCATCAAGTCCGGTCCTTGGGTGGCGAGCATTGTTTCCGCCCTCTACTACGGTTATTATAACATCGTTCTGATTTATACTGTCGCAGATTTTCCTCTGTGGCAGAAAGTAGTAGTAACTGCGGGTTGTAACCTTGTCGGCGTTTTCATTGTAAAATACGGCGAGGAAAAAGCAAGAAAAGACAAACTTTGGAAAGTTGAACTGACTGTCCCGACTGAATATAAAAACGCTGTTGATTTTGACCTGCGGACTGTTCCCCATTCTTACATTGAGTTAAGCGATAAGCATACATTGTTTAACTTCTACTGTGCTACACAAGCAGACAGCGCAAAAGTCAAGACTATTGCAAATCAGTATGAAGCAAAATATTTCGTAGCAGAAAGCAAAAATCTTTAAGAAAGGGGTTGACAAAACCCCTTCCCCATGATATAATAAGAGTACAAAAGGGAAAGGAAGTGGAACACAATGACCTTAGATGAAGTCATTAAGATTCTGGAAACCATGCCTGCCGCAGACCGTTTCTTTGACTTTGGCAGGTTCGCCGCAGAACATGGCTGGAAAGCCGCAAGTGGTGCTACTAAGTTCTGTTACATTATTCCCGACGCTGATTTTGTTATCAAGTTCTGCCGGAACAACAAGCGTCACAATGAGTGCGAACAGGAAGCAAGAACCTATCAAAGCGGGAAAAAGTATGGGATTGAGCGTGTTCTGCTTGAAACCCGTTTCGTGTATGAAAGTCCGAATGGTACTCGGTTTTTCATGCAACCTAAGATTTCTGAAAGCCACGACAGAGTAAGCCGCAAGACCAGACAAAAAGCAATTCGCATTAACAAGACCGTGCGCCCTAAGATGTGCGAGAAAATCCGCAACAGTATGTACTATGATGACCTTGACAGAAATTGGTTGTCAATGGTAATTTCTCTGTATGGCAAGCGGTTTTGCCGTTCTCTTGAACAGTGGTCAAAAGAAAATCGTGTGAATGACCTGCACAATGCTAACATTGGTTATATCAATGGTAAACCTGTCATTCTGGATTATTCTGGTTACTGTAATTTCTGAAAAAGGGGTTGACAAAAACAGCCCCATGTGCTATAATAAGAGCATGAAAGAGGGGATGCCACTTGATTGCCGACAACTGAATAAAGTTTTGAAAAGGTTGTGATAAAAAGTGATTGAAATTAGACCTCCTTGAAACCTCACTCTATTGATTAAATTTTTTATTGATATTTTTGATAGATTATAGTTTTGGCTATAATCAAGGTGAGTTTTTTTGAATGTTATTTCTCTCCACCGAGGTTCAGTGATAGGAACCGAAAAGAAAACTTTCGCGGCTTAGTTCTTTATGGTGTATTTCTTGGCAGTCGCTTCTAAGATGGGAGCCGAAGAAAACCCCTCTGATGGTGCGCAACATCGGAGCTTTAAGAACCAGATTTTGGGACGCTGAAATCTGGTTCTTTTTTTTGTACATTTTGCCTATTGCCACAAAAGAAAAAAGGGAGTATAATTTGGGTCGCCCGCACGCGGGCGCTAAAATTCTATTATACCACGCCGCAGCAATTTTGTCAATAGTAATTTTGCACAAAAGAAAAAAGAAATTTATCCCGGAATTCGTCATTTTGCCACTTGTAATTCGGGGTCAGATTTGATATACTATAATTGTTCCAAGGGAGGGAGCGAGGTCAAGACCTCCAAAAAAAAGTTTCAGAAAATCAAAAAAACCTCTTGACAAAACCTCAAGCCTATGATATAATAAAGATACAGTAAGGGAGAGGAAAGCAAGAGAGAGGTCAAAAGATTTCTCAAAACTTTCAAAAAAAGTTCTTGACAAACCGCCTAAACTGTGGTACAATATAATCACAGGGAAGGAAAACCCAACAAACCAGAAAGGAATTGATACTATGGCTAACAAGAAAATGAAGAAGGTCAACCCCAAGGATACCGCCAAGAAGGAGATTATGGAAGTCATTTCCAAGGCTCTGGCGGCTGCTGGCTACGATGTGACTGATGGCGAGGACTACGCCATGACCAAGGGCACGATTGTGGCTCACCACGCCACCTGTGATGTGCAGATTAAGCCTATCACGCCCAAGGCAGGCGTTGATCGCTACGAGGTCGTAGAGGATGAGGAGGGTTAAGCCCTCCCTCCTCTCCTCAAAAAAAATCGAAAAAACCTCTTGACAAAACTCCGATTATCTGATATAATAAGTACATAAAGAGGAAGGAAACCTCCCAAACCAGAAAGGAAAACACTATGGCTAAGAAGATGAAGAAGGTTAATCCGAAGGACACTGCTAAGACCAACCTGATGACTACCATTCGTGAGAGCCTGGAACAGCTGGAAATCTCTGTGGAGGATGGCGTTGAGTACGGCTTCACCAAGGGTACTCTGGTTATCCACGCACCGGAGTGCGACATTCAGCTGAAGCCGATTACTCCCAAGGCAGGCATTGACCGCTATGTCAAGGATGAGGAGGAGGAGGAGTAATCCTCCCCTTCCCGAAAAAAAGTCTTGACAAAAGCACTTCCATGTGCTATACTAATATCAGAAAGGAAAGGTGATAGGTATGGCAAAGAAGCTCTCTGACAAGGAAAAGGAAATCCGCAAGAACATGGAAGTGCTTGCTATTTCCAGAGCAGAAGCAGAAGAACTGTATGCGTTTGACCATGATGAGATTGAAAACGCAGAAGCCGAGGCTCTAACCGAAAAGGCAGAGAAAGCAACAAAAGCAAAGAAAAAGGGGTCTGCGCTTGACAAGGTTCGCAACCTTAAAGCCAAGAAGAAGAAAGACGAAAGCAAGCAAGCGATTGTCAATCTTGTGTTTGAAGCTGTCAAGGGTTCGCCGTTGGTAGTCTTTCCGCAGGAAATGACTGGAACGAAAATTTCTTTCATGGATACGATGGGGAACTATTACAGCGTAGCAGTGACCAAACACAAAGCGGCTCCCGATGGTTTTAAGGGGTGTGAATAATGGCAAAGACTTCCAGATTTGCGGATTTACCTACCGCAAAGAAACAAAAGAATGGCAAAGACTTCCAGTATGTCTACTTCCTGCGGATTGGCGACCCGCAGGAAAGACTTTTCAAGATTGGTACAACCAATGACCCACGCCGTAGAATGTTGGAACACGAAAGGAATTATAAAAAGCCTGTAACTGTTCTATGGCTCTCTCCCAAGTTGCGCGGGCGGTTTACCTCTCTGAAAGTTGAGGAAGATAACAAAGAAAAGTGGATTGCTGGAACTAATTGGAAATACTTGCGGAATGACCGTTTTATTATTCCTCCAGAAGTTGACAGTGTAAAAATCACAATTAAAAAGGATTATTTTGTGCAACTTGCATAAAAGCTCTTTTTGTAGGACTGACTAAAAAGTCAGTCCTATTTTTGTACACTTTTACCTCTTGACAAAAGCAGAAAAGTGTGGTATAATTTCGGCCGGTCGTGCGCGACCGCTGAACTTGTCAATGGGTACATTAGCTAATTTTCTGCACTTCATTTTGTGCATTTTGCTATGTTGACTTTTTCCCGGAATTATGGTATTATAATAATACAGAAAGGGAGTGCAACACATGAGAGATTTTAATTGGGAACAGACCCTTTGGGCAGTCGTTAAGAACGATGGTTCTTTTGCTGGCGTTCCTTGTACTGGCTATGATGAAGCCTGTGACCTTGCGGCTCAGCATGAGGGCGCGAAGATTTTCCAGCTTTGTCCGGAATTCGACTTTGATGATGAACCTGATAACATTGATGATGATTGCGGATTCGACCCTTACGAGGGTTGCTTCACTTTTGATTGCTGAAAGGAGAAAATGTTATGACTGAAAAGAATTGGAATGAGTTCCTTGGTCAGTTTTTCCACTGCTACGAGGATGAAAATGGGAATCGCCCTTGTGACAATGGTTGTGTTTGCGATAACTGCATGACCGATGATGCTATCAAAAACTGGGAAGATTTTCATAAAGAGTAATAAAAGAGAGAGGTTTTAGCCTCTCTTTTTTTTTGTATATTTTGCCTATTGACAAATGCGGCTCGGCGTGTTATAATTAAAAGGGGAAATTTGACTCGGCCGCGCTTGGGCGGTTTCCGCCGACACGTCGCCTATATGCAAATTTTTCATGGACTTTGTCGATTTTTTTGGACGCCTCATTTTTTCCCGGAATTCAAGCCGACGCGTCACCCATAGGCGATTTTGCCAGGGACATTGTCGCTTCATTTTGACACGCCCAAAATTTTGTGCAAATTGTATATTGACATTTATTATTTTTTGTAGTATAATATATATAGAAACAAAAGGAAAGAATAAATTATTAAAAGGGAGAGTGTTCTATATGGCTAACAAGAATGTAACTAAGAAGATGCTCGCTGAAAAGGACGCTGAGATTAAGAAGAACATGGAAATCCTTGGTATCTCTCGTGAGGAAGCTGAGGAGATGTGGGCCTTCGATCATGATGAGATGGATTGCGAAGAGGTCGATGTCATCGAGGAGAAGATTAAGGAAAACCAAAAGACTGATAGGAAGAAGTCTGGCGGCAGCCCGCTCGACAAAGTGCGTAACATGAAGGCTAAGAAAAAGGCTGATGCTGAGAAGCATGGCATTATTCAGGCTGTTTTTGACTTCCTGCGCTCTATGGGCGATGCTGGTTCTATCGTTTCGCCGCAGGAGATGTCTACTACTAAGATGTCTTTTAAGGGTGTCAATGGTGGTTATTACACTGTGACTATCACTAAACATAAGAGCTGCCCCGATGGTTATAAGGAGGACTAAACAAGAGAAAGAGAAACACCCTTCTTCTCTCTTGAAATTTTCTGATTTTTATTATATAATATATATACAGTAAGGGAAGAAAAATAAAAACAAAAGCAACGGGATTGAAAAGGAGAAATGTTTATGCTGACTGTTCAGACTGATGAAAAGAAGACCCTGTTTGTGTGTGAAAGCTGCGGCTGTGTGCATACCAAGGAAGATGAAGTGTTTCACCTTGGCGGCGTAGAACTGTGTACGGATTGCGCCAATTTGATTTCTATTGATGACCCCGGTTGTCATTTTCAGTGCGGCGAGTGTTATGGGAATTGTCTCCTGCTCTCCGATGCAAGACCTTATGTTTCTTGAAATTTTCTAATTTTTATTGTATAATATATATACAGTAAGAGAAAGATAAACTTTATATATTGTGGAAGTTAGCTTGATGGAGATTTTCATTATAAGGTTCTAATGGAACTGAGGGTGCTAACGAAGAGTGGGGTGGGTTCCCCGCTTGACACTTCAAAAATTTTATTGTATAATATATATACAATAAAGGAAGAAAAAAAGTTTGGGCGAAGCAATTAAAAAACTTCTTCTGAATTGACAATTAACTTGAAATCCTCTAAATTTTATGATATAATATATTATAAGGTTAAGAGAGAATAAAAAAAATGAAAGAATTTTTAAAGGATTTTTGAAAGAAAATCTTGAAGAAATTTTCCAAAAAAAAATGAGCGTGTAGCATAGCCGGTTAATGCACTTGCCTTTTAAGCAAGATACCGTGGGTTCGAATCCCACCACGCTCACCAAGTTCTTAATTGACAATTCCTTATTTTTAGTATATAATATATATACAAGGTAAGGAAAAGAAAAAAATAAATATGCTCCTGTGGTGGAAATGGTAGACACCGGGGACTTAAAATCCCCTGCTGGTAACAGCGTACCGGTTCGAGTCCGGTCAGGAGTACCATTAACCCAATAAAATTTATTATTATTAAAAGGAGATGTCATTTATGGCTAAGAAGACTACTAAGAAGGTTGACGTTAAGAAGGTTTCCAAGCTGGAACTGTCCAAGCTGCTGGCTGATTTTCTGATGGAGAAGGGTGTGGCTGTCCACACTAACGCCGAGGATTATGGCTTTACCGAGGGCACTCTGGTTGTTGAGACCGAGGCTTGTGATGTGCAGGTGAAGTTCATCACTCCTAAGGCTGGTGTTACCAAGTATGAGGTTGTGTCTGAGGACGAGGATGCTGCCGAGTAAACAAAAGGGGAGGTAACTCCTCCCCTAATACTGGGGCATAGCTCAATCGGTCAGAGCCGACGACTTATAATCGTCAGATGCGGGTTCAAGTCCCGATGCTCCAACCATTTGGATTTGTAGCTCAACTGGTAGAGCGTTAGCCTGAAGAGCTAAGCGTAGCAGGTTCGACCCCTGCCAAATCCACCAAAGCCACGCCAGAAAAGGCTTCGAACTGGCAACATGGTACGGTTGACCCCAGTATGGTGCGGGGCCTGGTCTTGAAAACCAGTGGGCGTGATGAGCGCTTTCAGAGTTCGAATCTCTGTCGTACCGCCAATATGCTCTATTAGCCCAACTGGAAGAGGCAACAGATTTAAGCTCTGTTAAGTGTGGGTTCGAATCCCACATAGAGTACCAAAGACGCATACAGCAATATTACTTTGTAAGTAATTTAGCTCATTTGGTAGAGCATCAAACTTGTAATTTGACTGTAGTTGGTTCAAATCCAACAATTCACTTATACTGCGTCTTGAATTGACATCTCCCAAAAAATAGTTTATAATTAACTACAAACAAAAGATAAGACACATACAGCTAAAATTTTGAAAATAATTTTTACTGAAAATAAAAAACATTTCAAAAAATGTGTCTTGTATATGGTCCCATCGACAAGTGGTCTAAGTCATCGGCCCTTCAAGCCGGAGTCACGGGTTCAAATCCCGTTGGGACTACCATTTGGTGCTGTAGCATAGCGGCTAATGCGCCTGACTGTCTCTCAGGTTATCATGGGTTCGAGTCCCATCAGCATCGCCACGGTTTCTTTGAAACCGAAAATTTTCCCCTTTCCTTTCCCTATCTCGGTGAGAGTTATCCCCTTAGCTCTCACCACCCTATGGTTGAGTGGCGCAATCGGCAGACGCGTCAGTCTTAGAAACTGAATTTTAGGGGTTCGAGTCCCCTCTCAACCACCATTATTCCGGGAAGTAGCGTACTAAGGTAGGTACCCCAGTCTGTAAAACTGGTGCTCTAACGAGCCTGAGTGGGTTCAATTCCCTCTTTCCCGACCATTTAATTATAAAACAATAGAAAGGAAGTAACAATTATGTATGCAACTAAGGTTCGGACAACTGAGGAGGCCATTAACGCTGCGACTGACCGACTGGCTTCAGATATTACCACTCTCGCGGGTAAGCGAGATGTGGCACTGAGTGCTTTCCGCCAGGCGGCTACAGACCTGGATAATATCAATAGTGGACTGAGAGACAAGATTAATAAGTTCAACGACCTCGCAGCCTTTATTGATTCTCAGCGTTCTACTGCTTCACAGATTATCGAGGATAATGATAAGGTGCGCAAGCGCATCCTCGACATCATCGGTGAGTAAGTAGTTTATATATAAAGTTTGTCTGAAACTCTACTAATATGCGCGAGGGTTTCCCCTTGGGTCTTTGGAGCGCATTTTCTATATATTTTATATTGCGGGCAGGACAAGCGGTTAAGTCACCAGCCTCATAAGCTGAGAGGATTGGGTTCAACTCCCAAGCCCGCAACCATAACCATTATTATTAAAAGAAGTTAATGAGTTAGTAGTTAAATATTATAAAATAATGGTTAATTAGTTTAAAGTTTGGATTATTTGTATGACTGCGTATAGCGCGTGCGTGTGGCAACATTTAAGTATTACAGGTGTCTACTTATTAGAACTGAGTTATTATTTCACTTTAAAATAATCGTTTTATATCTTTATCGTTAAAAGGTATCCCTATGGAGGTCTGGGTGATTGGCTCCTCCCATTTGCTGGCGTGGCGCAATTGGTAGCGCAGGTGCTTTGTAATCATCAGGTTGCAGGTTCAAGTCCTGTCGCCAGCTCCATTCATTTGAAAATTTCAAAAATTTATGTTATAATATATTATAAGGTAAAGGGAGGAAATTAAAATGAAACTTTTTCATTATGAAATTCATCTGGTCAGTGAGTATGATGATTCATACAATAAGATCCAAGGCGTTGTGATGGCTAAGAACATCATGGGCGCTATGAACAAGCTGAATGAATATTATGCTGATGATGGTGACACTATTGTTGTCGCTAACCTGATCGAGGAAGATAATGTTCCTCATGAGTTGTCTTGCGAAGAGGTTTAACACATTCGGCCCGTTCGTCTAATGGCTTAGGATAGTAGATTCTCAATCTATTGATATTAGGTTCGAATCCTATACGGGTCACCAGTAACTCCCGCTCGGAGTTAGATATAAAATCCATTATCAAAACTATGGTTAAGGTTAGCCGATAATTAACCTCTCCATGCGGTATTGGTGTAATGGTAGCATTACTGCCTTCCAAGCAGTCGGTGAGGGTTCAAATCCCTTATACCGCTCCAAAAATCCATTTTCTTTTGGGACATTAGCGCAACTGGGAGAGCATCTGCTTTGCACGCAGAAGGTTATCGGTTCAAGTCCGATATGTTCCACCATAAACCTGGGTTGTATTCAATAGGAGGATAAAATGCCGAATATATGAAATTGTGGTAGTGAGAACTTGCCCGCCCAAGAAAGTTCTCTCCAAGTGAGGTCCAAACTCATTTGGGATATATATTGGCGTATAGCTCAATAGGTAGAGCATCAGATTGTTAATCTGAGGGTTGTGAGTTCGAGTCTCACTGTGCCAGCCAATGGCAGTAGTTGAAATCGCCAGCCAAAGAGTAGCGCAAAGTTCAACCAGTTTGTAAAGTTAGGATATTCTCCACAGCTCCTTTATAAACTTTATTAATTTGGATTATATTAATTAAATTGATTATCAAAATCAAAGAGAGCTGTTAGGTGTTTTTGATAATCGAGAACAATAGAAGTAGTAATGAGGTGCGGCAGGCGTGGCAATGCAAACCAACTCATTGAGTGTTTCGGCATTAAGTAATGAACTTTCTATTGTTTTTTATCGAGGTGTAGTTCAGTTGGAAGAACGCGGCATTTGGGATGCTGAGGCCCAGGGTTCGAGTCCCTGCACTTCGACCACATAAGACACATCCAGCGATTTTGTTTAGGATATTTAATGCTTGAAGAAGATTCTTAATGTGTCTTGATAATTAGTATTTTCCTTTCTGTTGAAGAGTAGTAAGATTAAGTTCTTACTACTTTTTTTTTATCTTGCGGCAAAGGGCTAAAATTAGTCTCTTTTGCCGATTTTTTGTTATAGTTCAGCTATATTTCTCGGTTCTGAGAGATAAATGAGGCCTTTTAACGCGAATAACTGGTCATTTTTCTAATTTTAAGGCGCAAATGAAGGATTATTACCGACAACGAGCGTCAATTCTACCATATTTTTATAGGCAAGTCAAGAGAAAAGTGAAATTTTTTCAATTTTTTCTAATAAATTTCCCATAATTCCCGGAAATCAATTTCATTAGCACTAATTTGTTATAGCTGAACTATGAAATTTGAAGCTGAGAAACAAGAGAAAAAGAAAATATGAGTAATTGGTAGGATGGTTATTTTTCGTTCGCTAAAATCAAGAGAGAAGAAAATTAAACTAAAAATGCGGCCATAGGCAAAATTCTGAGGGACATTACCAGTAAAATGTTGTAGCTGAGATATGCTCTCGTTTGCGCTACGGAGAAAAATTTTGGTAGCATGAAGAAGAAGTAGGGCAGAAAGAAAAAGGTTGATAAGGAAGACGATAACGATAAAAATTTATGTTGACAAGTCGAAGAAGATTTGGCACCTCCATTTGACAATTTTTAGAATTTTAATAATTT